ACTGGGCAGTTTGCGACATCATGTCTCCGAAGGTGTTTGCCAAACACAAGAAGGAACTATTGGCGAAGATCAAGACTTGGAGTAAATCATCATACGTTTATACCTGTCGCTTTGGAATAGAGACACTTATGTCTCATTATCTGGATAAAGACTTCAAGGCAGAATATCTTGAAATTCCTGCATCAGTAAGGAGCGAAGAGTATTACGTAAAAATGATGGTAGCCTGGTTCTTCGCCACCGCCCTTGCCAAGCAATGGGACGCAACGATTCCCTACATCGAGCAACGCCGCCTTGCTCCCTGGATGCACAACAAGACCATCCAGAAGGCCATCGAGAGCTACAGAATCACGCCCGAGCAGAAGGAATATCTGCGGACATTGAAGATAAAATAATTATGACACAAGATACTTCTACATATTACGTTTGGATAGGTGGCTCATGTGATTATGGCCATAAAGAGCGAGCTGGTGGTGCTGCCGTTGTGATTGAGCATAACGGCAACATCATCAGCCGTGATGTTATCAGCGACCTGCACACCACGGAATTCCGAATGATGCTAACCCTCATGGTAAAGGACATGGAGTCTATCTTATTATATAAGCAGACTCAGCCATAAATAAATCGACCGCTCACCCAATACGAGGAGAGCGGTCGTTTTCGTTTCTATCGAGAAAGCGGGTCATGAAGGGTCAAAGTCATTAAGGGTCATTAAGGATTTCCACTTCTCTCTTTTTGATAACACATTAGTGCTATTTTGGTAACACATTTGTAACACACATGGATGATTTCGCAATACGTTAAATTTATAACCTATTGACTAACAGCTATTTACAAAAAAGAACAATAAAGAGGGATAAACGATAAAATATATTTAAAAACAAAAAAGAACAACAGAGATAAGTTCTTATGAATAAGCAACTTACTACCATTGTTCTTCCACGCTATTTTGTACAAATAAGTTTTATTTTGCTTATTTTGTGATTCCGTTGGGGTCACAACCAATTTCTCACAAAACTGTCTATATCAGCCACTTATCTTTCGGGTGCAAAGATAGTGATAACATTTTTATAACACAAATTTTTAATTACTTTTTAACTATATTTTGCAAAAGTTGAAATTTGGCGGTTTCAAATACTTTTCTTACTTTTGCACTCGTCAATGTGACGATTGGTATAAGACTTCGATATTCAACCTGTATTCAATAGGTTCAATATAAATCACGAAATCCCTAGGTCGGCGTCACACGACTTGGGGATTTTTATTTTCCCCGAGTTTTTGGCTAGACATACGAGGTTTCATCAGTATCGTCCTCTTCGGTTTACCTGCCGATATATAAAACGACCCTAACTTAGATAGATATATCCCTTCAGTCCTGCTCTGAGCAACCAACCTCAACAGGCAACGCACGACCGAAAGGTAATCCACTGGGATGAAGAAGGCTTGCGGAATGGCTTTTCTATATCTAGGTAAGACTTTTGATATTTGGTACTCTTAGAGTAGGTAAATATATAATTATATAAAACCAAATTTCAAGTCGGTCAATCCTCGCTCCCTAGTGGTGTGCGGAAAAGGTTGGGGTGTACCCTTAAATGAAAGTCGAACTAAAAATTATAGATTATGAAGAAGATTAAATGGAAAGTGATGTTGTTTGTAGTTTGGCTGCTCTCAACGCTTATGATTCTCAGCCTAAGTCTTAGGGCAGTTAGCAAGGCAGACACCATCTTGAACCTTGTAGGAGTGCTAGGCTTTGTCCTATGGATATTGTTCTCAATCGCGACAAATTGTTTAACGTTCAAAAATAAGAAAGACAATGAAAAGAAAGATTAATCAATTGTGTTTGTTTATGCTGCTTGGTGCAGCGTTGTTTTCAACTACTTCCTGTAGCGAGCGTGTGGATGCTGGCTCTGAGGGAATCTTGGTAAACCTCTATGGCTCTGATAAAGGCGTAGATGATGTAAGTCTCGTTACTGGTCGTGTATGGTACAATCCTTTCACCGAAGAGGTGTACGAGTACCCTACCTATGTTCAGACTATCGACTATCCTGCATTCACCATCAATGCCAAAGATGGCTCGGAGTTCACCGTGGATCCTACGGTCTCTCTCAAAATGGTGGATGGTAATGCGCCAAAGGTTTTCAAGAAGTACCGCAAGGAGTTGAAGGACATCGTGAATGGTACTTTGTTCAACTACGTGAAAGATGCCTTCCGCATTCAGCTGAACAAATACACAACCGACCAAATCGTCAGCAATCGTGATTTGGTGGAAAAAGCTATTGAGGCTCAACTCAGCAAGGCTCTCGCCAAGGAACATTTCCAACTCGAACAGCTGACATCTGGCTTGAAATACCCGAGTTCTATCGTGGAGGCCGTTAATGAGAAAAACAAGGCTATTCAGGAGGCTCAGCGTGCACTCAATGAGGTGGCAGTAAAGAAGGCTGAGGCAGAGAAGATGCTTGTGCAAGCTAAAGCTGAGCGAGAGGCAAATGAATTGAAGACTGCATCGCTTACTCCGGCAATCTTGCAGAAGATGTGGATTGAGAAGTGGGATGGTAAGTTACCTGTATATGGTAATGTTCCACAAATGATGATGGTTAAATAACTAATTTCCCTCTCTTCGGAGGGGGCTTTTTAATTATAGCGTATGAAAGAAGAAGTTTTAATTAAAGCTATCGAACTGAAGAAAGAACTTGATTATAAAAGGCGAGTTTTAAAGCTTGGAAATAGCGTATATACGAGTATTAAAATTTATTTCGAAGATAGTTTGTTTCATGAAAATGCCCGCATTACAGATGATATTCTCGGCGATGATGTTATCCAAGAACTGAAAGCGATAGTTATCGCCAACATCGAGAAGAATATTAGTGACTTGTTGGATAAATTAGAAAAGTTGTAGGCTTATGGGAAGTTTTATAAAAGAGCGTCTTATTTATGCACGCTGCTGGACGTATTGGACAGGTAGATGTAATGGTTACACTTGTTGTTGCACCTTCAGTAAATGTAAGAATTTCGCAGATTTACGTTCGAAGATACATCGCTACAGGCATTATCACAAGACGAAAGCGAAATATCCAACTACGCTTGTTGAGTTCAGAAAAAGAGTTAATCGTTAAAATTTATAGCTTATGGAAATTGAAAGATATTATTATGCAGTAGCATCCTTCATGCGTAAGGATGACATAATTAGCGTCAGTTCGGTTACGTGTAGTGTTAGAGGGGAAAAGGAGAATACTAAGTTCTATCCGCTCATGAACATCATCACTAGTGTAGAAGAGAAATTCGGGGATGATATGGTCAGTGGAACAGTAACCGTCCAGAGTGTTATTGAGATTAGTAAACAAGACTACGATGCTTACAATGAACACATCGCTAAAATGAACGAGAAGAATGGAAAGGTTGACAAAGGTAATGGATAAGTACTTGACTGAGGCCAAACTGCATTGGGAACGGAAAGAACTTCTCCGTAAGTTGCAAGATTCAGCTGAATACCATAAAAAATTGGCGTTTCTGAAAGGCAGAAGGTTTTAGTTAGTAAAAGCTATAGCGTATGAAAAAGAAAGTATTGACCCTCACAGTCAGCAAGCAATGGTTCGATAAAATCGTATCAGGTGAGAAGACCGAGGAGTATCGGGAGATTAAGCCGTATTGGATTCAACGTCTGACTATAGGTTATTTTGAAGTAGCTATGAATGTAACTTTAGACGACATACTTTATGTAAAAGCGTCTTATCGTCCTTTTACTCACGTCCTCTTCATCAACGGCTACCGCAAGGATAGTCCACGTATCGAAAAGGAGATTGAGAGTATCACCATCGGCAAGCCTATGAAAGGCTTATGCCCCGACAAATGGCTTGGTACTGAGTTTTTTATAATTAAGTTTAAGTAGCGTATGAAGATAAGATTGGCAAAGAAGATAGCGCATCATGATAAAGATTTGCGTCCAACTTATCATCTTGCTTATGGGAATAAAATTTATGTGTTGAAAAAAGTTATAACAAGATTAAATAGGTATTTAAGTAAAAGAAAGAGAGGTATGCATGAATAGAAGATTCTTTAGAAATTTCAAGGCTCGCATTCCTCGCAAGCTAAAGAAGGCTGCTAGGTATGGTATTGAAAGACGTGTATACCCCCAAAGACTGAAGAGAAGGACACAGCCGTTGGTTCATGCATACATCTATACCGAGAATGTTAAGTTTGTAATATTAGGTAGACGTACCAAGTGGAAACAAAAGGCACGTTTTAAAATTATAAAAGAATATAAGAAACAACTTTCCTATATGTGGCATAGGCAATACGACCGAATGATAACATGGTAACAGGAAAAAGCAGAGCCTAGTGCCCTGCTTTTTCCTTGTCTTCACGTTCTCGTTTCTCGGCTATAGCCTGTCTGAGCCACGCGCCTTTGTTGCGTCCTAGCGATTCACAAAACTCAAACGTTTCTTCGTTTACATGCGTCACAACCCTGTAGATGAGGGCAGCTGCGCCCTTGCTCGGTGCTCCGGCTCGCTCTCTGCGGCCACCCCACCCTGGATGCTGACTGACCTTGCATTGCTGAACCTTGCCCTTGCTATTGATGCGGAACTTCATTTTCAGCCGGTCATTTACCCAAACTTCAGCAATTACCGCGTCGGGCGTCTGCTGAAGGGTAGATTTGGCGATGCCGATAAGATAGGATTTATCCTTGAAGAAGGTCTCTGTCTCATCGAGTATCGCCCAATCATCGTAGATTATGATTCTTGCCCTTTCCATATCCTCAACCTAATATTGCCATCAGTATCGTGAATAAGAAGATGAAGAGCACGAACCATTCCTGTTTGCTCATAGCTTAACCTCCTTCCTCCTACTCTTGCGATGATAAACTCGAAGTGCTTTCACAACTCTGTGGTCTTCTTTCCAACCAAAAGAAGCTTTAATTACTCGTTTCGTCCAATATCGTTTCTTCTTTTCTGAACCTAGAAGTATCTTCTTTGCTAGTCTTACTTTCATTTCTTACCTCCTTTCTTATCGAATTTATTGCCGATAACTTTAAGTTGCCTATTACGCAACATTCTCCCTAAAGTATTTGGGTAGAGAACAGGGTGTTCTGTATCGACCAAACTAAAACTAGTGTTGCCTTGATTCCAAACTACTTCATAGATGCTGCCTGTATCCTCGTATTGTCTGAGCAAATCATGCTCATAGATAGGAAATCCGTTACAATCCCGTGCGCCTGTAAATTGGCAGATGGTGTTGGTGTCTATCAAATATGAGTTTATTACGCCAAGTTCTTTGTGGTTAGAAAAAACTTCGCTATTTCTGATAGTAGGAGAACAATCAACCCACGCACCTGTTCTTACCCGTATTGCCTTGAAATTGATTTCACTCATTTCTCCCCTCCTTCCTCGATTACTCCTATCGGTTTGATGTCGTTCACACTTTCATCCTCGGTGAAGAAGGAAACCTTCATCGTGTCGCTCACGTAGGCCATGGCCACAACATCTTCATGTGCGTTCTTGATGATACAGATGTCTCCTCTTACCTCGTTCTGCATTTTCAGATACTTCACGGCTGCATCCTTCACCGCCAAAGGATTCATTTTCTTTGTTATCGTCTCACCCGACTGAGGGAAGACGAAGATAAATTCTTGCTTATTCATATTAATCTAATTCACTTTCTGTTATTAACAACTCATCAAACATAATACTATCCTTGCATGAGCAGCTCCATGATGATTCGTCTTTGTCTTCAGACACTTCATAGTTATCGGGATATTCCTCCTTGTAGAAGTCTAGGATATTATCCTCCTCTTCTGCCATCCGCTCCTTGGCTGCGGTCTTGGTGCGATATACTCCAATAATATTAACGCCCGAATAGTCTTGGTTGTCTGCTCCGTGCTTAATCAACACAAATACTTTCTGTTTCTTCATCTTATTCGCCCTCCTTCTCTTCTACGTCAAATGAAACACTTTCCAACTCGCCATTCTCCAAACAACCCAAATCGTATAAACGTCTTGCGGCATTCTCTGCGTCTTCGGATGATGCTGCGTCTAGCGGTACCTCGTAGGTGATTTTCTCTACGATTTCTACTACATACTTCTTCATAATCAAATCCTTTCTTTTAAAATTAATACTTGGTGTGGTCTCACGGCTTGAACGTGATGTGCTCCTCTATTCGCTGACCGCTCCATGTTACTTCTTGCCAAAGTTGAAGATTCTAACGAACTGATAGAAGGTTTTGTGTCCTACAAGGTGGAAGAGGTCTTCCATAATATACTCCTTGCATTCCTTTGTGCCTTCCCTGTATTTCTCCTGTATCCGTGCTGCGGTCATGTAGCCGCATTCAAGCCAATACAAGAAGATGGCGCCTAAACTCTCATAGTCGTTGCTCCTATCATAGTACTTCTTCTGCTGCTCGTAAGTCTTATTCTTTCTCATAATCTTGTAGTATTGTGGTGGGGATTGCTCCCCACCTAGTTAGTTATTCTTCTTCCTCCTCTTCCTCTTCGTCCTCATCGTCATAAGGTCGGGTTTCATCTACTTCGCCATCATAGCTTAAATAAATATCCTCGTCCTTTGCGATAAGTTCAACGTAATCGGCTAACTCGTTTGTGCCGATAAACTGATACAGGCTATCTAACATTGCGCTATCGCCTAATGCTTGGCGCAAGTTGTCAAATGCGTTGCACACTTCCTTGTAGTCTCTTTTTACTGCCATAACTCTTAATCATTAATCTTGTTAACTAATTCTTGCATGTTAGCAAGTCTCTCTAACGTCTGTGAAGATAGTGTTATACCACATATCTTCGCTGAGTTCTTGATGTTCATCGCCTTATCTAGTAAAGCGAGAGTGATGATACAAATATCATTGCTCGTAAGTGTTATTGTCTTTTCCATATTCGTTTATTTTAATTAATGTTGTTATTGTAACTCTGAAGATAACCTCACGACTATCTGTTGATTGCTCAATACTCTTGCGCTCGTAAGTTGTGTAATAGTTATCATACATATCCTTGCTGCGTCCAATATACTTGTAGCCTACCTTGATAAGGTTTCTTTTCAGCAACTCAGTTTCCTTATCGCTCATGTGCTTTGTGTATATTGGGGTCATTACCACTCTGTCTACAAATCTTTCGATTTTGCGAAAATTTACGATATACTCTGCCATAGTCTTTTGTCCGTTAAGCGTGGGGAGGGCGCTTGCGCCCGTGGGGGCGCTGCCCCCTTATCTCCCCACATTGTTACTTACCATTCCTTGCTCATTTCATACACCCAACATAAACCTTCATGCTCTAAGGAGTACTCTTCTGCCTTTTCTCTAGTATCGAATTGTGCAACAACTTCGGGTTTCCTGTCGGGTTCGCAAATGTATTCTTTTACTACGATGTAGTACTTCATGCACTCGCCTTCATCTTTGAACACTCCAAAGTATTGTTCGTAATCTTTGAACACAAGTACATCAACAAGTTTACCTCTGTACATTACAGGAAACTTCCCGATAAACGGATATTCTCCCCAAAACTCTTTGATGTACTCATCATTGTCTTCATATATGTTAGGGCGAACCTCATCTTCGTCTGCAATTACGTAACCTTCTTTGGTGTAGAGAAGGTCACAAATGTAATAATCTGCTAACTTTGCCATAGTCTTACCCTTTCTCTACTAGAAAAGCGAGTACTTTGTCTTCATCTGTGTAAGCTATAAAAAGTTTGGGTGTTAGTATTTTTACGTTCCACCCTTGCTTTGTCAGTCCTATAGTCATACCTTTCAAGTGTGCCTTAGCGTAATTCTCTGCTTTGAAACATACGCCTAAATCTTGAACTCCGCTTTCGTCTATTCTTTTAATTGTGTACATAGTTGTCGTTGTTATTAAAATGTTCTACAATAAAGTGCAGGTGTACGTTTGCGCCCAACGTCTGCAAGTCTTATGCAGCCTAACTCCCTTCGTTTAACGTCCGTGGGTTGACGTGTTTCGATGTTTCTCTAGTCTAACACGACTAGCGTTTTTACATCTTGCGTGATGAGTGTTTGAGACTCCTTTGTCTTGTTGCTTTGAGAGTCGCAACAAACTCGGTGTACGATGTCCTCGGTGTTTGTCCTGTGTCTACCTCAGTGTTTTGCCTACTTAACCTATTTGTATAGCGTTCGTTACTAGCCAAAATATCTCTAAATGTACCATTGCTACGCTGAAATCAAACTAACTTGATTTCGGGTGCAAATGTAATGCTTTATTGTTACACCACAAATTTTTTAGGTAGTATTTTAACACTTCAAGCCTACATTTTAACACAATTAACATAATATTACACGAAAATCAACTAATTAGTGTTTTGATATTACTTTTCTTAAATAATTTGGTAGTATCAAAATATTTATGTAACTTTGCAGCCAATATTATAACATTACATTGTATATTTATGGATATAGCTAAGATAATAAAACGAAAGGGGTTTACACAAAAGCAAGTGTCTGACGCCCTCGGCATTAATAGGGTAAACCTAAATAATATGATTAATGGCAACCCAACGTATAAGACTATGCGTCAAGTTGCTGACGTGATAGGTGCGAACGTGAGTGAGTTCTTCGAGGATGAAGTAAAGAGACCTAACGAGGACTTCGCTAGCTATGTGCGCTACAAGGGCATCCATTATACTGCCGATACATTGGAGGAGTTCTTCAAGCAAGTTGATGAGTTAAGGATTATAGCGAAATGATTATAGTTCAAATTATCATGTGGCTCGCCTTCGGTGCAGTCTCACTCGTTTGTATAGCCTATCTCTTTAATGTATTCGGGAAGGTGGAGGAACATAAGAAACCATTCATGAAGTATGCTGAGTGGCTCTTGCAATTGCTCATCGTGGTGTGCTACCTGTATTCGGTGTACACCTTCGGCAAGTGGCTGCAAGGCTTGTGGTGAGGGCGTCAGCCCCACAGGGCATGGGGAGGGCGCTTGCGCCCGTGGGGGCGCTGCCCCCTTATCTCCCCCGAGGATTCTTCACTCTCACCCATAAGGAGAACACACAAGAGAAGAGAGAGTACAGGAAACCACACAACCAAAGAAAACAATTTCCCCAACTAGGAAAAAATATTTCACCAACTAGGAAAATAGAAAAGAGAAGAAACCACCTAAATCATCTTCAAAAAGCCTTAATCCTAGATGAGCGCATTATCCGGCACAAAACCATGAAATCTACGAAAAACCCACAAAATCGGCTCTGATCTGCTTGCAAATGGCTCTTAAACGGCTCAAAACTTGCGAATTTGGGAGAAATCCCGACCAACTGCCCGAAAATCGCAAAAATCGGCAGAAATGGGCAAGTTTAGCGTTGATTGTGGGTGAAAATCATTCAAGAAGGTAGAATACGACTAGTTAAAGTTTGCTAACGAACTCCTTGCGTGCGTGCGTACCTATTAATGCAAAACCGCTTTTTTGTTTGCAAAGAATCTTCTTTTATGAAATAAGAACTTTCTTTACATCTTGCTTTTGTTCTCCCTTGGGAGTGACTGAAACTAACTTGCTTATAATTAATCACTTGTCTTTTCTTTACAATAATCACGTTTTCTTACAAAATTGGTCTTCTAGAGGGCGAAGAGGGAGGAGGAAAAGGGGTGAGTTGCGCCCCGAGAAAGAAATTGGTGGGATTTTGGGCGATTTTGAACGAGGTTGGAAAACGGCAAACCCGAACTTCAAATATTATATATTTGCCCTCGAAACATCAAATAATTGCAATTATGACGGAAATATTATCAAAAATCCCAAAGCATTTGACCTCTTGCCCTGTAATCACGGACAAGAAAGAATGGGTCTTAGGTGCTGCATCCTTGGCGCTTGGCGTTGGCTCTTCTCTCTTCGGTGCTAACAAGGCTAAGAAGGCAGCTAGAAGGGCACAAGCGGAGAACACGTACAGAACGAACGCTGAGAAGGCTTGGTACGACAAGAACTACAACACGGACTACCTCGACACGAAAGCGGGGCAGAACCTCATGAGGAGGGCGAAGGAAGTACAGGACGAGTATATTCGCAAGGCTGATGGTGCGGCAGCGGTTGGAGGTGGAACTGCTGCAAGCGTGGCGATGGCGAAGGAGGCAGCTAACAAGGCTATGGGCGACACGATAGCCAACGTAGCGGCACAGGACACGGCTCGCAAGCAGCATGTGGAGGACGCTCACCTTCAGAACACTCAGCAGTTGTCTGGAGAGCGTCAGCAAATCGAGCAGCAGAAGGCGCAGAACACTAGCGATGCGGCTCAAAATGCGTCAAATGCTATGTTCAATTTCGGTGTGAACCAATTGGGGTCAGAACTCGAAGGTGCTAAAGCGGTGAATACCAACGCTTTAGGCTCAAACGTAAAGCCAATTGGTAACACAATTGTAACACAACAAGACCAAACCGCTCATTCTGCCGCTACTGACCACTTGGCTGAGAGCATGATGTCTCCCGAGGAGAAGAACCAATACCGCTTGAAGAAGGCAGTCGGCTTGTCGGGACTTGGGTAGCAGCTAGAAGGTGGAGCGGACGAGAGGCGAGTAAGGACGGCAAGGCAAGGTGGACGATGCGTAACAGGTGACCCCAAGACCCCCACCCCCTTTGACCACCGTTGCAAATTATAGTAGAATAATACAAATAAAGAAATTCTGCCACCCCCCACCCCCCCTTCTGGATTTCGGTTTTCCGATTTTCCCCACCCCTGAATTTTCTGGAAGTGTTAATGAAGTTAAAACATTAAAACAATATAGATTATGACATTTGAAGAAGCAAAGAAGATATTAGAGAAGGAAGGTTACTTTTTAACTAAGGTTTCAAGTAAGTTTAAATTCCCTGAATTACCAGTATGGGAGAAGCAAGAAGTCATTGAAGCAAAAAAAATCGTCAACGAGCATTGTTTCGCTGTAGTAATGAGTGGAAAGGAATGGTTTAATCGCCAAGAACGCTTGAAGAAGGAGTATGAAGAGAATACCAAGGCTCCTGATTCTGGTGAAGAGCAGCCAAAGGAAGGCAACCCTGCCCTTAAAGAAGCAGCCTCCCAGTTCAACGATGCTTTGTTGGATGAGCAGGCGAAGAAGATTGAAGAGCTTACCAAGGAGAAAACAAATCTGGAGGATAAGATTGCGATTTTGAATGCTTGCAAAGAGCATAACAAGAACGTTAACAGAAAACGGATCAAGCGTCTCAGCAAGGAGATTTCCAAGTTGAACAGCATCATCCATGACAAGAACGCTGTTTTGTCTGACGTTGCAGAGGAACTTCGCCTTACAAAGATTCGTAAGAAGAATCTTGTCGAGTTAGGTCTGAAATATGTTGGTGAGAATGAGGAGTTGAAGAAGGAGCTTGCAGACAAGGTTGTTGACAAGATTGATGCTCAGGCTTTGAAGAGTGCCGAGAGTGCTCTCGCTTGGAAGGAGAAGGTGGTTGCCGACTTGGGCAAGGAGTTGAAGGCTACGAAGAAGGAGTTGGAGGAGAAGACCAAGCTGGTAGAAGTGGTTCGCAACGCTTCTAAGGAGTATTGCGAATATGGTGTGGTTGCAAACGAATTTATCAAGAAACTGGCTAATTTGTATGTTATTGCCGGCAATAAAGGTACCATAAGTAATGAAATGTTTGAACGATGCAAGAACTATCAGACTTATGGTTTCCCTGCTAATTGCAACAAAGAGACCAAGAAGGAGATTGATGACATTGCCAGAGGAAAGGAAAACAAGAAACCTCGCATTTCTACACCAGAAATTAGCGAGGAAGAACTGATGAGACTTCAGGAAAAGGTTGTGGCTTCTTGTGATAAAGCGGAGGAAGGTGGAGACCAATCTGCTACTATTGTAGAATGCGGTAAAGGTATAACCCTCTCAAAAGAAGAAGCTGAAATCATCGAGCGTTGCACGAAGAACGGCACGGAGTTACACTATAGTGAAAAGGATGGCTTTACTTACACAAATGTGTTTGATGAAGAAATGCCTATTAGATGCCTTCGTGGTATGTTTCATGTATTTACCGATGAGGAAATCGAAAATATGAAAAAGTAAGCTATGGCAGGATTAAATAATCAGAATACGCAGCAGCCTAGGAAGAAGCCGGTAACTATCGGCGGCTATCCTGAGGCTGTGCATGACCTGATGAGGGCGAAATATCCCGATTATGATCAGGTGATGAATGGAGGCAACGGAGGGACCGCGGGGGTTAATGGCGGTGCTGGCGTTAACTTCTTCGGGAATGGGGGTGGTGCTACCGGTAAGTTTGAGGCTCAGCCTGTTCAGACTGGCGCAGCACCTATTACAGACTTCACCCAGATGCCTAAGCAGGAAGAGTTCGTTCCGCAGGGAAGCGGTAATGCTAACCCTGCCTTGGGACCAGTACAGACTCCTTACATGGGCGATGCAGCAGAGAACACTCCTCAGCCTCAGAACAATTTTGAGGGAATGCCGCAGCCTTCTACTGGTTGGAATGCTGACGGAACACCTCGCTATGATACGCTTTCTACTGCTCTGAGCGGCTTTCAGATGCCGCAGGAACAGCAGGTTCCAGAGTTTGAGGCTGACCCTAAACAGAGGGATGGCGGTTTTTTCAGTTGGCTTGGCAAGGTTATGCCGAAGAGCAGACCGGGAATGAGAGAGGGCGAGACTCCAGATGAGTATGACCGCAGAATCACTACCAACCGTGAGAATATCGCTGCCTTTGCCGATGCTCTTCGCCACATGGGAAACATTATCAATACTTCGAAGGGTGCGCCTCTGCAGGTGTTCAACGACCCTACTGCCATGATGGAACAGGGTTATCAGAACCGCAAGGCTCAAAGACAGAAACAGGCTGCCCTTGATGCGGATGCTGCCTATAAGCAGGCAAATCTCGACCTAGATAACCGAAAAGCACAGGCTGATCAGGTTTATAAGGAGTATCTTATGGGGCTTCGTGGTGAGGGTAATCAGCTTGCCAAGGATAAGTTTGAGTACCGAAAGGGTAAGGATGCGGCAGCTGACCAGTATAAGAAGGATAAGGATAAGCGTGACTTCGAGTACAAGAAGGGGCGTGACAAGGTGAAGGATGAGCAGGTTAGGCAGCGTCTGGCTATTCAGCAGTACAACGCAACCCATAAGGGGCGTGGTGGCGGTGGACGGTCAGGCAAGAGCGGTAGCGGATCGGGAGCCAAGTACTGGTTTGAGGATAAGAACGGAAAGATGCGCTATCAGCCTAACAAGACCATGTGGGAACAGGAGTACTACCGTGAATACGGCAAGCTTCCGCAGGGCGAGACTTCTACTTCTACCAGTACGAAGACCATCAATCCGAAGACTGGCGCAGAGGTAACGACCACCACAAGAAGAAAGGGTGCATCTGTTACCAGTCAGGCAGCAGCTTCGCAGAATGCGGCTAGGAATGCGAGAAACAGACCGAAGCCTGCCGGTAAGTCGAAGAACGGCTATAAGAACACAAAGAAACTTGGATTATAAACATTAATATATAATATATGGCTGGAGATAAATTTGACCAACTTTATAACGCCTTGAAAGCAGATGGCGCAGTATCGGGAACTAGAGAACATTTCAGACAGTTCGTGTATGCCCCTGGCAAGCAGGGCTATCATAACAGAAAGCAGCTCTATGATGCGCTTCACGCCGATGGTGCTGTTTCCAGTAAATCGTATGAGGAGTTTGCACAGCGACTCGGACTTCATGCAGTAAATCCGAAGCCTCAGCAGCAGAAGCCGGTTCAGCCTGTCAGGAAGCTGACGATGAAGCAGAGAGCGCAGGAAGTCGCAGCTCAGTATCGGAAGCCAAGGCAGCAGAAGCCTCAGCAGCCTAGAACGGCTACTACTTCTGGTACGGACTACATGCAGAACTGGCGGTTGATGCACATGCGCAACGACCAAATGACCCCATTGCAGCAGGCTCAGGCTAGTAATGCGCGCGCACGCATGCAAAGAGCACAAGAGCAGTCTGCACGTCAGGAGCAGCAGAGAGCTACCCCTATCAGCAGAAGCAGAATAACCCCTACTGCCAAGAACTTCAACGAGACGATGCAGCAGCTTTCTACTCCAGAGGCTAGACAGGCTAGAGCCAAGCAGCAGAGAGAGGACGATGCTAGAGCACTTGCCCAGTATGAGGTTGAGGGCAACAAGTTCGTAAGAAATGACGGCCAGTCCGAAGGTATTTTGGGTAATGATCTGCTCGAACTTGTAGATTCTTCCATGAACGAGGCGCAGGAATTGACACGTCAGCAGTATCAGCAGAACCTTGACGAGAAGGGCGGCATCTATGCGCCTCAGTCGGTAAAGGAACAGGCTTTCCGTGATGCCCAGACGCAGGAGCAGGTGAACCGCCAGAACGTTCTGATGAACAATCTCAGCAGCAAAATCAACGAGATTTATTCTCAGAAGGGAATGCAGCGCCATATTGCCGAGAGCGCAGAGAAACTGAACATGAGTGTGGAGGAATACGTGGACAAATATGTTACTCCAGAGATTATGAACTATGCTCAGAAGGCTCTGACGATGCGTAATCAGGAGGAAATCATGCCTCATGGTGCGCTTGACTATATTGCCAAGAACCTCAGCAACTCTATTATCGGTATGGTGGTGGCTCCATCTGTGATGTCTAGAGATACAAGACAGAGATTGCAGGAAGGTATTGCTATTGCGGATGGTGATGCGGAAATTCAGAAGGTTGCCGGCCACAAGGATGAAACCTATCGCTCGGGCATCGGTACGAGATTCGCATCTACTGCCGTAAACATGGCTGCAGATTCTGGTCCGCTTGCCGTAATCGGTGCCGGCGCAAGTGCTGCCGTGAATGCAGGAACCCGAGTTCTGACTAACGGACTGGTGAAGGCTGGCGTGATGAAGGCGGCACAGAAGCTTACCGCACAGCAGATGGCTTTCAAGGTGGCCAACATGACTACGGCACAGAAGATCATGTCGGGATTGGGAACCAGAACAGCAACAGGTGCGCTGAACCTTGCAGGATATTCGGGCGTTACTGCTGCTTTGAGTCAGGCTTCAACTGGCGATGACACTTCGCTGCAGGCTATCGCTGAGGCTGGTCTGAAAGGTGCAGGGCACGGTGCGGTAACTGGTGCTATGTTCGGTGTGTCGGGTGCTATCATGGCTCCTTGGGTTTCCAAGTTCGGTATTACAGGTATGGAGAAAAGTACTGGAGAGCGATTGCTTCACGGAACTCAGAAGTTTGGTGCTACTGCCGCAGGTCTCGGTGTTGAAGCTGGAACTATGATGGTTGCCGACAATGTGACCGGTGATAAGGATATTTCCTTCGGCACTTGGCTGGAAGACGTGGTGATGGTGGGTGCTTTCAAGGCTGGAGAGCCTAGCAACTTCGTGAAGATGGGCAATATCCTACATCATCTTACCCATAATGATAACCCTCATTTTGTGATTGGCAAGAATGCCAGCGGCTCTCCTATCGCCGTGGATATTCGTCTGACTCCAGATGAGAAGAGCGAGCTGATTTCTTCTGCATCGGGCAAGAATCTGATGGATGCTTTCGTAAAGGTGGACCGTGCATCGAAGACTGCCCCGAGAGACCCGAAATACAAAACGGCATACACGGATTTCATGAACGACCCAGACGTTTCTCAGAGCACCAAAGAGAAGGTGAATGCGGCCATGGGACTGTTTAATACGACAAGAGGCAAAAGCTACCGCAGCGTGAACGACGTGAAGAACAAACAGATTCTTGAATACACCAAGAACGGAACGTTGCTTACACGTACCTCTTATAAGAATGCCGATGAGCGCAGAGCTATTCTTTACAAGCAGAAGCTTTATCGTGATAATGACGATATGATGTCGCTGATGGGCTACGCAAGGATGAAGGATATGCAGTTCATAGATGATGATGGAACTGTCACTAATCTGGCGTTTAGATTCCTTAAAGAAAACGGATATGACGAGAATAAGGATATTACAGACCCGAATAATGCCCGACTGATTAATGAGTTGCGCAACCAGAAGAGTGCGCTCTATCTTGACTGGACGAAATATGCGGACAAGAACGGCTTGCTTGGCTACCTCAGATCAGAAAGCAAAGGTTATACTAATAACTTCATGGCTTCTATCAAAGAACTTCTTGGCAAAGAAGGAAGCATTGTTATTGATATTGACAAAATCATGCGCAAAGACCCGATGAAGCGCACCGATGAGGAGAACAGAATCTTCTATCATGTGAAGAGAGCACTCGAAGATGAGCTTTTCCCTAGCTGGAGACCACACGCAGACCAGTCTGCCAGCCAAGGTAAGACGGTCGCCGAGGAGCATAGTCTGGGAACAGACAATCCGGATAGCGGCGTGGTAGTTGATGAGTTGCGCAACCTTCGCAATGCCGAGCAAGCCCTTGATGCAGCGATGGATAGCAACGATGTGCTCAAGCAAACCTTTGAGAAATTGCACCAGCAGGGCTTGACACCGGCACAGATTTACGATGCACTCATTCAGAATGGATTGACCGAAGAAGAGTTGACCCTTCTTGCCCAATATATTAATGCGAACGCTAGAGTGCAGGGTATGCAGCAGGCTACTGCTGATGCTATAGAGGAAACCGTGAAGAGCTTTATTTCTGATTGGAGCTATCACGGAACATTGAACGGTCAGGCGATGAATGGCGAGCAGGCTTTGTACGTGCAAGACAGCAGCGGAAGAACGCTTCTTGTTGGTTCGGGTGATGTTGCATTCGACCAGACTACAGGTAGAGCCAAGGAAGGCAGCGGTGATATGCTTGTCTGTCTGGACCCTAATACCAAGGAATTGGTTTATGTGAAGGCAGACGATGTTACTCTGGTTCAAAACCAGCCTATCGACCAGTTTGCTGCAGAATATCGTCAGAGATTGCAGATGAAGAACTCTGAGCCTTACAATCAGGCGGCACAGGAACAGGCGATGTTGGACGCTGCCAAGCCTCAGCAGGAGCAGGAGGCAGCACAAGATAATACCACAAAGCCGGAAGATAGTACCACAAAAGAGGGTGATTTAACAAAAGATAATACCACTTTAACAAAAGTTGATACCACATCGGGCAAAGATAATACCACAAAAGAGGACTTAGCACCACAAGAGCAGCCTCAACCTAGCAGAAAGTTTGCCGATGGTTCCGATGTTCCTATGGCTACGGATAGTAAGGGAAGACCTACGCCAGACTATGCTAGTATGACTCCTGAGCAGAGTGCAGAGATTCTTACTGAGGACTTCGGGGAGAATGCCGAGAAGGTGGTGGACGGACAGATTAAGAAAGCTGAGAATGCTTTGAAGGATGCCGAGAAGATGAAGGTGGACTATACCGCCGAACCTAACGACATCATGGAGCAGGAGACTTTGAAGAATCAGACTATTGAAGCTGCCAAGAAGCAGCTGGATCACGCTCAGAATATCAAGAAGGCTATGACTGCCAAGAAGGTTGCTGAGACCGTGGGTAAGACTGAACAGACTGAGGGCGCTCATGAGGCTGGCAGCGTGGCTGCACAGAAGTTTGTGAATGCACCTAGACTTGTAGGCAACAAGCGCACGCGAATGCTGCCTGACGGAGAAACCAAGATTAAGGGACACTATGAGATTGTGCCGGCTGAAAGTCTTACTCCTTCTCATGATGTGAATAATGACTATAAGAAATCTGAGGGATTCCCTACCGATGCTGAGGGCAGAACCGTGAACGATCGTGACTATGAGCACGACAAGGCGGCTCAGCAGAGTACGGACCAGATTGCCCGAAAGTATAATGGTATGGCTATTGAGAATGTGCCGGTTGTATCTGACGAGGGCATCGTTTATGATGGCAACGGTAGAACCATGGCAGGACAGAAGGCGGCAAAGGACGGCACGGATGGCGAATACATCAACGACCTTCTGGAGAATGCCGAGAACTTCGGCTTTACCAGAGAGCAGATTGAGCAGAGCGGTATTGAGCATCCTCGTCTGGTAATGGTGACGGATGAGAGATTGCCTTACGATGCAGCTACCTTCGCTAAGTTCAACCGAAACGAGAAGAAGACTCAGAGTAATACCGAACAGGCGGTTGCCAAGGCTAAGACCTTGACTTCTGACGAGGTAGGCGCGATTGTTGCAGAGATTGAGGGAAATGGCTCTCTTGATGCTTTCTTTAACAATTCCAAGGCAATAAATGACTTGGTGAAGACGTTAGTAGATAAAGGCATCATCGGACAGAACGAGGTGGCACAGATGATGGATAGTCCTGAGCGACTTTCTGCACAAGGCAGGGAGTATGTGAAGAACCTTCTTTTGGGTTCTATCTTCAAGCCAGAGACTATCAGAATGCTGGGCATCGACTCTACGGTGAAGAATAAGGCTATCAACGCTATCCGCTCGGTAATGGACAACATGAAGCTGGGTGAGTTCTCTCTTCGTGATGAGATTGATCAGGCTATACAGTTGCTCTATGAGGCAAGACAGGGTGGCAATAAGGTTGATACGCTGCTGAGAACACCAGACATGTTCGGTGAGGATGCGGCTAAGCGTTACTCTTCTATCTCTCAGATGATGGCTTTAGCCTTGGAGGGCAAGGTTTCTGATTTCAGAGATTTGCTTGACGAATACAACCGCATCGCTAAGGCTAGAAATACTGGCGAGGGCAATATGTTTGAGGCAGCTCCTACCAAGGAAGAGTTAATTAACGAGTATTTGAACTTTAAAAAATGGCAAGATTATGGAACAGGACATTCAGAAACAGAAGGAGACCATGATGTTTCAGGCGTTGAAAAACCTCAACAAGAAGCATCAGGAGGAAATGAACCAGCAGAAGCAGGAACAGAACCAGAACGACCAAGAGTAGAGGAACCAGACGACTTAGTAAACAAGGAACTCGAAAGTCGCATTGAGGTGACGGACGAGGAAACCGAGACTCCATCAAAGAATGGTCCTATCATGAAGCAGAAGATTCTGATTGATGGAGACAAGGAGGTTATTAAGGTTGATGAGCCAAACGAGAAGGGAGAATACACCGGCTCATACTATGAGTATGATGGCAAGAAGTTTGGTGACCTGAATGAGGTTGTAGAGCATATTGACGAGGCGAATGCAGATAAGTTGACTGATGTAGAATCTGATTGGCAAAATAAAATTGACGATTATATCGCCGAGCACTACCCACACCATAATGGTGTTCGTTCTCGCACGCCAGAAGAGCAAGCTGCATACGATGCTGAGACTGAGGCAATGAAGAATGATCCAGTTTTGGCACAGATGCGCAAGGATGCTGAAAATGCTTATAAGGAAGCAGAAGGTCCTCTCCCACTTCTTCCTAAAGAAGAGAAGCCAGACCCTACTTTTGACCCGATTGCAGCGGCTGCTGCTGAGTTTAAGAAGGAACATCCTTTGACCGAGGATGAGATCATGAAGGCTGACGTGGATGATTTATCCAAGGATATGGCTCTGGACTATCTGAACGGAGAAGTGATAGATGATTTGCATCGTGCTATCTATGAAAGTATCTTTGCCAAGACTAGAGGGCAGAAGACTGAACCAAAGGTTGAGACTCCTAAAACGGAACCATCTGCTGACCCTATGGAGGGAATCAAGAATGCAGCAGAAGGATTCGAGAAGGAGAAGAAATCAAAAACCGAAAAGAAGCCTCAGCAGAAAGCTGACGATGCAGCAGTAGCGGCTTCTAACAAGAAGGTTAATGATCTTTGGGATATGCTCAAGAATGCCGGTAATGACGAATTGTCCGCTTCGTTCATTGGTCTTAACTCTAAACAGCTGGAGGTATTGCCTAAGCTGGTGAGCGCCATGGCCGAAAATGCTTATCTGAGAATCAAGAGAGGTATGCACAATCTTGAAGACGTGGTGAAGGAAATGCGCAAGGAGTTTGCCCCTGCTGCCAAGATTTTCAAGAAGGAAGACGTGGATGCTATCTATGAGCAGATGATGAATATCCGCTATCGCGATGGCGAGCAGCGCATGAGCTTGAAGGATTGGGCTGACTACTACGAGAAGACTTCACCTAAGCATCAGGAGAATCTGGTGGGTGACTCCAAGGATGCCGAGGAAAGAAAGCTGGCAGAGAAGAAGTTTATTGATACCGTGAACCTTCAGTTGGCTTTCAAGCATAAGTTTAACGGTATCGTTGATCTGAGAAAGATAGCTGAGAGATTTGGCTTGAAGGGTATTAAGGACACAGACCTTCAGGAGCTTGCAGAAACAGCTATTGTTAAACGTGCAAGAGGTATCGCTTCTTCTGAATCAACCAACGATGCCGTGAAGTTTGAACGCATCAAGACACTCTATGAGAATCAGCCTAGCCTCAACCAGAGAGATTCTGAGCGAGTGATGAAGCAGCAGTACTCTACCCCTGCCCCTTATGCTTTCCTTGCGGATATGTATGTGAAGGGCAACGGTAAGGTAATTGAGAGTGCTTTGGAGCCAAGTGCCGGCAACGGTATGCTTACCATCGGCTTGCCAATGGATAAGGTACATGTGAACGATATTGATGCCCAGCGATTGGCGAACCTGAGAAGACAGGGTTTCAAGAACGTGACCAGTCAGGACGGAACCCAGCCTTTTGCAGACAAGGATGTTGACGTGGTGGTGACAAATCCACCATTCGGTAGTGCTACCCCTAAGGAGTATGACGGCTATAAGATTTCTTCTTTGGAAGGACAGATGGCTATCAATGCCTTGGAGAGCATGAAGGACGATGGTCGTGCTGCCATCATCATCGGCGGCAAGACGGAATACGCCAAGAACGGAAGTCTGAATCCGAAGGATAAGGCTTTCCTTGGTTATCTCTATAGCCACTATAATGTGGAGGACGTGATTAATGTGGATGGCGGTCTGTATGCAAAGCAGGGAACCAGCTACCCTACACGTATTATATTAATAAACGGAAGACGCTTGAACGAGAATGCCTTTCCACCAGTAAAGGATAAGGCTAGAGCAGAGACCGTGAAAGATTATGACGAACTTTATAAACGAATTGAAGATGATATACTACGAGGTGAACGGATGGATTCTTCCATCGGAGGAGAAACAAGAAGTGCTCAACCAGAACTTGATAAACAAGGCGCTGCTGGTACTCCTAAAGAGAGAGTACGAACACGAGAACGAGGAGGAAGCAAACCAGATGGTGAGCGAGAGTCTGACCTATTTGATTCCACTTCCGTATCAGGAACCCATGATGACTTGGAAAATCAACGAGGAACCGAGTCAGGAAAAGATGGAGGATTTTCTGACGGAGATACTGGAGCAAACGGAGCAGGGACAAATGTTGCTCGAAGCGATGGGGCAGGAAATAACTCCAATCCCGAAGGACGAGTATTGGAATCAAGAGGAAATGGACAGTCTAACACTCAGCTTCATGATAATGAATCTTCCGTGCCCGGGAGCGGAGGGGGATCACGGCGACAACTACAGCGGTTGGATCAGCCCGTACGTGGACTAAGTACCGAGAAGGTTACTTATTCTCCAAAGAGTGAAAATCCATTCACTCTGAAAGCCGTGATGCCTGCCGACCAGCAGGAGGCGGTGAATAAGAATCTTGAAAAGCTGGGCGATGCCGACCAGTTCCTTGTTGATGAACTGGGCTATAATGATAAGGACGATTTGTATTCTCACCTTGCTGCAGAGCAAGTTGACTCTGTAGCCCTTGCCTTGCAGCAGGCAAAGAAGGGCAACGCCTTTATTATAGGAGACCAAACTGGAATTGGTAAAGGAAGACAGGCTGCTTCATTCGTTAGATACGCAATAAAGAATGGACAGATACCAGTTTATTTTACAAAAACTCCTGAATTGCTAAGCGATGTATATCGTGACTTAAAAGATGTCGGTAGTCCTGATCTTCGTCCTTTTATTCTTGGTGATAAGACTAGGGCGAATGTTACAGATTCGGAAGGTAACATCGTCTATAAAGTTCCATCGGATAAAGAAAGGGACCTTGTTCTTGATTATATTGAAAAGAATGGCAAGCTTCCAGATGGTTACGATTACATATTGACAACCTATAGTCAAGTAGGAAACGGAGTTTACGAATTTGATGAGAATGGTGCCCGAAAAGAGAGAAAGCTTGCGAAGGGTAAGACATTCGGCGCTGCTGCCCTTAGCGGACAAAGAAGACGTGATGCTATTGAAAAACTGATGGGTAACGCCTATCTTATCCTTGATGAAAGCCACACGGCTGGTGGCAATAGCGGTCAGGGTAACTACTTCCAACACATTATTCAGAAGGCAAAGAACGTTACCTTCTTCTCTGCAACCTTTGCCAAGAGACCTGACAACATGCCTATCTATGCTTTGCGTACTGCCATGAATGAGGGCGGTATGAAATCATCCGACTTGATTGATGCGGTAAAGCGTGGTGGTGCAACCTTGCAAGAAATCATGAGCCAGACCTTAACACAATGCGGTCAGATGATTCGCCGTGAGCGAGATATGACTGGCGTAACCATCGACTGGAAGGCGATTGATGATCCTGAGCGAGTACAGGAACAGCGAGAACAGTATGATAGTATCATCGGTTTGTTTAATGATATTATCAATTTCCAAAAGAAATACGTTTCAAGTTACGTGGATGAGCGTAATGACGAGTTGGCTGCCATTCAGTCTACCATTGGAATCAAGAAGGGAACGGCTGCCCTGGGTATCAAGAATCAGCCATTTGCCAGCAAGGCGTTCAATACCGTTCAGCAGGTTCTTCTCTCTCTGAAAGCGAAGTCTGCTGCAGAACGTGCAATCGACTATTTGAAGCAGGGTATGAAGCCTGTGATTGCGTTGAATAATACCAACGAATCGCAGACTGGCAATCTTGCGCTTGGTGAGGAAATGGACGCACCAGACTTGGGCACATCTTTGAAAAAGGGTCTGGAGGGTACACTTCGCTATACTCAGAAGGACGCAAAGGATAATAGTGAAAGCGGCTACATCAAGCTTTCTGATTTGGGTGATGAGGCAGTTGAGGCTTATCACGAACTGGAAAAGAAGATTGAGCAGACAAGTACCGGTCTTTCACTCTCCCCTATTGATGTTATCAAGAACGAGTTGCAGAAGGCAGGTTATAAGGTTGGCGAGCTGACCGGTAGACAGACCGAGTTCGTTTATAACGACAACGGAACTGTTACCAAGGTGAAGCGTGCTGATACAGACAAGAAGAAACTCGCGCGCGACTTTAACGATGGCAAGATTGATGCGCTTATTCTCAACAAGAGTGCAGCAACCGGTATTTCCCTTCATGCTTCGAGCAAGTATAAGGACCAGAAGAAGCGTGTGATGATCGTGGCGCAGCAGCAGCTTGACGTAAACGATGAGGTTCAGATGCGTGGACGTATCGACCGAACCGGTCAGGTGGCTAGAGGTGCATACGAGTATGTGGTTTCCCTTATCCCTGCCGAGCAGCGACTGCTGATGATGTTTAAGGCTAAGTTGAAGTCACTTGATGCCAACACAACTTCTTCCCAGAAGAGTAAGTTCAACGAAATGGAAGTTGCCGATATTACCAATAAATATGGTGATAAGGTGGTTCGTGAGTATATGGCAGAGCATCTTGACCTTTATGCTCGCATGGCTGATCCATTCGGATGGGAAAAGAGTAATGGCGATGATTTGTCTAGAATCGACCCGCAGACTCTTGTTGCTAGCGGTGGCGGTGTTGGTGATGGCGAAGCTGGAGCCGATGCAAGCAAGTTGCTTGGTCGTATGGCTCTGCTGAGGGTTTCTGAGCAGGAGAAGATGTTGCAGGAGATTGGCGAGCTTTATGCCAACGAGATTCAGCGACTCAACGAAATGGGTGAGAACGACCTTGAAATTACCGAGTTGCCTTTGAAGGCTAAGACTCTCCACAAGGAAGTTTGGAAGCAGGGTGCAGAGCCGGGCGGCGATAACGCCTTTGCAGACAACACCTATATAGAAAAGGTGAATATGGCCATCTTGAAAAAGCCAATGAAGGCTGCTGAGGTGAAGGCTTCGCAGGAAGGCTTGACTGGCGGTAAGACTTGGGATGAATACAAGACCGAGAAGAAGGCTGCCGTGAAGGAGTACTTCGACCAGAAGATTGCCGACGCAAGCCAGAAGTATGAGGAACGTGCCGTGAAGGTTGCAACCAAAGCGAAGGAGAAATATATCAAGGACGCTAAGAAAGGTCAGAAGGATTCTGGCATGAGCGATGAGCAGATTGAGAAGATGGGTGGCTATCAGTATGATAACATCTACAATCAGGAGAAAGATAAGCTGAACGATGTGGTGAAGAACCTGAAAGCCAAGGCTGAAATGTTTGAGCGTGTGCTTGATACCTTCGATACTAACGGCGCTTTCGTTCTGCCTATGGATATGAATAATCCAAATGAGTTGAGCGGATTCGGCAACAGTTACGGTAGACTTATTGACATCAAGATTACTGATAACTACTCGCCTAACGCCTCTTCCGTTTCCTTTGCTACCTTGGATGGCAGAAGAAAGATTACTTTCCCTATTGCCGGCAAGGTGGGCTCTGGTGAAAACAAGGTGGATATTATCGGTTCTATCGACCGCATGACTAAGCAGGCTGCCGGTATGGGAGACAGCCATCTCAGAGTATTGAACCAAAACTTTGATAACTGGGATAGACTGACCAGCAACGAGAGTCGCAAGGATGGCTATATCGTGACCGGTAATCTGATGCAGGCATTGGTTGACAGTAAGGATCAGGGCTTGGGCGGTCAGTTGGTGAAATATACAACTGATACTGGCGAGGTGAAGACTGGTATCTTAATGTCAGATAGATTCGACCCTAAGGGCTTAACTACGGATGCGCCTATCAACAGCGTGGCTGAGAAGTTTGAGCTTTCGTCTTGGCATGGTGGCATTGACGAGGTTACTTCATCGGATGGTGAAGTAAAGGTGAAGCGCATAGACAACAATCGTGACTACTACTATGAACTTCGCGTACCAAAGAGTAAGGCAAAGGGCGGCAAGTACTTCATGGATAATGACTTGCTGAAACTGGTTAATGGCAATAACTTCGAGACAAGAGGCAACAATATGCTTGCAGAGTTTAAACCAGAGCAGTTGAAGCCAGTACTGGACCGCCTGTCTAAGATGGGCGTGAAGGTGCAGGAGGAGCGCAATACTTCTGAGGATGAAGGCACCCACTTCCGTGAGGACAGAGGCTTGCAGTATTCTAAAACAGATACAAAAGATGTTAAGAATAGTAGAATCATTCCGGAAGATGTAGATAAAAACGTATCTTCGCAGATTGAAAAGAGATTCGATGATGAGGTTGAAAGACTTTATGGTAGCATTTCCGACCATCCAAACGTAAAGAGATATGCAGAATTGATGGCAAATAAGTTTGCTAACAATCAATACGTTGATACTTTCGATTATGACAAGAAGATGCAGCCAACGAAAAAGCATGATGGTCTGAAAACTATCATTGATTCTCTTGATAACAAACTTAAAGATATTGAAAAGAAGTATGGAATCAAGCAAAGTGACAACATCCGAGATATTGAAAGAAGGGTCAAGGAAGGACAGAGTTTGTCCGAAGCCATCGACGACTCCCGTACAAATGGGGGCAATGGTAGACTACGGAATCACGCCGGAGGAAGTGATACAGGAAGAGAAGGAACTAGCGGAAGCGGAGAAAGAAATGCTATTAGAACGCTTGAAGGACTCAGAGTGCTCGATGAGTACAAGCGAGCAGCAATTGATAAAGCGGCGGCTGAAAGAGCTAGAGAGTATCTTATCGAACGCTTCAACGACTTCCGACACAAATACGGTCTTGAAGAAGGAGACTGGGCTAGTCAGGATCTGGCAGAAAGGATATTCAATGATAACAACAGCGATAAGGACGTTCAGAAGATCTTTGATCGTATTAGAGGATTAGTAGAAATTCTCGGAACAAAGCTAAGACACGGAGCCGAGTCTGAAAATAGAGTTAAGGGATATTACAACCATCCTGAAAACTTTATTCATATCGACTCTGACTTCTTATCAGCCATTCGGTTTACTAAGCAAGACTTAGCATCTACAGTTTGTCATGAAATGTTGCATGTTGTAACATCTGACATAATCAACCTTTACCGAAAAGGATATGGTGACTTGCTTACTGAATCACAAAGAAAGGCAGCTAAAGAGGTAGTTGATTTGTATGACGAAATAAAGTCTTACTTTGATAAGCATATCGGTGGTACTGAGCCTTACGCACTAAAAAATCCTGCCGAAATGATAACGGAGCTTGCAAACCCTACATGGAGAAGAATCGCTGCACAGATGCCTGTCGCAAAGGGATGGTTCAGAAAAATTGTTGCAGCCGTTAGAAATATGCTTGGTTTTCCTCCAAAGGTTAGTGCGCTTGACAGACTAGACAAGGCATTAGAGAACGTAATCAGGAATCTTGACTATGGTGTATTCCAAAAGGGCGCAGAACTCAACAATGAGATTGTCAATAGTAAGGTTACTGAACCTGAGTTAATCAAGCGACTGGAAGAGGAGCCTAAGATTAAGGTTTACCGTGCTATGCAGGTGATTGACGGAAAGCTTTATCCTCCTATGGCTGCATCGGTTGGCGGTAAGTTGGTTGAGGCTAACGAGCTTGGGGAGTGGATTCGTGCCGATGAAAACCCAGACTTGGCTATCCCTGATATTGACCCTAAGACTGGCAAACAGAAGGTTGACAAGAAGACCGGCGAACTGAAATGGAAGTTCAAGCTTGACAAGGGCGGCAGGGATGCTACCGGCAAGAAGGCAACAGATATAAATGCAGCCTACAATCCTTACTGGCACATGTCTCGCTCTCCATTGAACGACCAGTTTAAATCGGCTTGGATTCGTCCTAACATCGTTGTCGTGGAATGCGAAACACCTGTTAGTGAACTTTCTAGCGGCTACAAGGCTGATAGAGCCAAGGATGCCGTGGGTGAAGTAGACTGGAAGAGCGGTAGCGTAAGCGGCGAGGTGTTCAAGCAGACTGGCAGGGCAAGAAAGGTTATCCTCTCTCGCTGGTGCAAGCCTGTTAGAGTGCTCGATGATGCTGAGGTGGCTCAGAAAGCAAAGGAGTTTATCGGCGATGCAAAGGTAGAGATTCCAGAGAATGTGCTGACTCCTAAGCAGAGAATCGCCTTTGAGGAAGCTGGCTTTAAGATTGGTGCTCCTGAGAAGGGCGTGAAGAAATCAGAGCAGATTATGGAAGCTCTGGAGAAGGGATTGACTATTGACAATACCGTTCTTCCTGATGATGGTGCCAAGTTCCGCACAGATAACGGCGAAAGCAACTACCCTACTTCATCGGTTGAGAGCCATATCGAAAAGGTGGCTCAGAAGACTGGTGCAAAGGTAAACATGGTTTCATCAGTTGATGAAATCACAAACAAGGCGGCAAAGGCTGCTATTGAGGAAGGCAGAAAGATTACCGGCTGGTATGACGAGAAGACTGGCGAGGTTCATCTTTATATGCCTAATATCCACGATAGATATACTGCCGAGAAGACCATCTGGCATGAGGTAGTTGGGCACAAGGGCATGAGAGAGTTGTTTGGTGATGAACGATTCGATAAGTTCCTTCGTGAAGTATGGTACGACTTGGATAAGTCTGAGAATGCGGCTTTGAAGAAGCTGGTGGATGAGGAGAGAAAGTTCAATCCTCTGAATATCTATGATGCTATTGAGGAAGGTATCGCGCGACTCGCCGAGGATGGCAAGGGCGAAGCTGGCTTCTGGAATGGTATCAAAAACAAGGTATCTGATTTCCTTCATGAAATTGGTTATCGTATTGCTCCTAATACTAAAGATGTGAAGTATCTGCTCTGGTTGAGCAAGAACTTGCAGAAGAATCCAAATGATCCTTATTGGAAACTGAGAGCCGAGGCGGTGAAATATCGTCTCGACCATGAGCGTGTGCCTGCTGTTGAGGCGCATGATGGTATGTTCTACGGCAACGATGGCAAGGTTCGCAGCATGGATAATCTTACCAAGGCTGAGTGGAATGAGGCTACAGATGGTGAGATTCACTTTCGTACTACCCCATCTGCCGGCACGGCACTCGACAGATACCACCGTTCGCTTGATGAACATGGCTATATGTTCACCGAGAGCTATATGGACAATATGCTTTCGTTGAAGAAGTTGATGAATGCGATTGTGCCTGACAAGAAGATTGAGGATATTGCTTCTTCGGAGAATCCTTATATGTTGCAGAACACCATGCAGGGCGCGATGAGTGATGCGGCTCAGATGTTTGAGCGCAACGTGATGAAGCCTCTTGACAAGGCCATGTCCGGCGTACTGGATGCTTTTGACGGAAAGAAGGATGATGAGAAGATAAGAAACTTCAATCTCTACATGATTACCAAGCACGGCTTGGAGCGAAACCGTATCTTGTATGTGCGTGATGCCTTGAAGTATATGCGCATGAACGAGAAGACCAAGAAGCTAGCTGATACTGTAGAGTTCGATTGGAACAACGAGAAAGCTACCCTTGACGAGAAATTGGAGCGAGGAGACATCGACTTGAAGACTTATTATGAGCGCATGGACGATTTCATCCGTACCTACGTGGATAGTGACAATAAGTTTGATGCTGGCGAACATGACTATTCGGGTATTCACGCTATACAGGAAGTGGCTAAGTCTTCTGATCCTTACGATGATGCTGAGGCTATTCAGAGCGTGATGGATTCAGAAGCAAAGATGGAGAGCATCAAGAAGGGGTCTGTTAAGGACTATTGGGATAAGGTGAAGGCTGCCACCCAGTATTCTATTGATACTGACTATAAGAATGGTCTTATCAGCAGAGAGCTTTACGGTCATGTGTCTGATATGTTCAACTGGTATGTGCCTTTGAGAAAGTATGATGAGGCTACGGCAGAAGATACTTATGGCTACATTACTGAGCAGGGAGACCCGAAGAGTTACATCGGAAGCACGATCATGAGAGCGAGAGGACACAAGTACCTGAGCGAAACAAACGTACTTGCGCAGATTGGTGTGATGGGCAACAGAGCTATCAAGAATGGCGGCATGAACGCTATCCGTCAGGCATTTGCAAGATTCGTAAGAAACAACTCGAACAATAATCTTGTGACGGAGACTAGGGTTTGGTACGCCGATGACCCTATCACTCACACCACCGTGGAGCGTTACCCAGACATTCCAGATGGCGCTACGGCTGATGAAATAAATCAGATAGTAGCAGACTTCAATATGGAAATGAAGGATTTGGAATCAAAGGGGTTGGCGACAAAGGTGTATCGAAGAGGAAGAATCGGCCATAAGTTCCAAAGAGCGGAGAACAAATCGCAGCATATCGTAGATGTGAAGATTGCCGGAAGGACCCATTCTTTTATTATCAACGGAAATCCTAGAGCAGCGCAGGCGCTGAATGGATTGCTGGAGCATAAGAATGATACGCTGGCAGGACGAGTAACCGCTAGCATATCTAGAAAGATGGCGCAGCTTTGCACATCTTTCAACCCAGAGTTCGTGATGAGAAATATGATCAAGGACTTTGAGTTTGCATCGACTAACCTTTTAGCTAAGGAAGGTCTTGTCTATACCAAGAGATTTGAACAGTACTATGCCAAGGTGGGTATTATTGAGGGAATCAGAAATTCTAAGCTGAAAGATTTTGCAGATACTGGCGGCTTCGGGCTTTATGCCAAGTATCGCAACGGTACGCTTGATACTACCAATAAGTTGCACAGATACTTCAAGGAGTTCATGGAGAACGGCGGCGAAACCGGTTGGGTTCAGATTAAGAATATGGAGGACTTCACCAAGGAATACAAGTTGCACATCAAAGGTGAACGAAAGAAAGTTCAAAAGGTTGGCAAGGGCATTTACAACGCTATCTTCAAAAACTTGGAGAACGTCAACGAGATTGCAGAGAACTTGGCTCGCTTCGCTACCTATTGCGCCAGCCGAGACAGTAACCGTTCTATTATCCGTTCGGTGTATGACGCGAAGGAGGTATCAACCAACTTCAACCGCCATGGTTCGGGTAATGCCGTTTACTCTTTCAAGAATGGGGAAATGGGAAATTCGAAGACTGCTAGAAGGAATATCTACGGCTTCACGGCTGCATGGTTCAGAAACTCTTCCATGTTCTTCAATGCCGGCATTCAGAGTACCAATCTCCTGATTAAGAACTTCAAGAATAACAAGGCTGGAACCATCGGATATATTGCCAGTGCTCCGTTCATCAGCGGTATGGCAATGGCTCTTCTTAACAACTTCATCATCAGTAATGAGGACGAGAAGGACAGAAAGGGCGTGAAGGATCCATACGCTGAGCTGCCTGACTATATCAGAAGAAACAATCTCTGTATATATATAGGTGGCGGCGAGTTCGTCACAATTCCGCTTGCGATTGAGGAGAGAGCCTTCTATGGCTTGGGTGACTTTGCAGCCGGTATGACCTTCTCGAAGAATATCTCCAGTCAGAAGATGCCAAACCTTACGGAAAACAAGGATATTGATAAGTATCTGAATCCGTTTATGGATGCCGTGGGCTGTATGTCGCAGTTGGTTCCTGTGGCTGATTATCTTGGAAATGCTTCCTTCGGTAAGCATCCTGTACAGGAAACCATTAAAGCTGTGGCTCCTTCTGCTACTTCTCCTTTCCTGGAGTGGATGTATAACAGCGACTGGAAGGGTGCTCCTATTCAGCGAGATAACAAGTTTGATGAGAATCAGCCTTCTTGGATGCTTGCATACAAGGGAACGCCAGAGTGGATGATCAATATGAATAAGAAGGTGAATGCGCTGACAAACGATGTTGCTCCGGGCAACGAGGATATGAAGGGTAATGATTTCTTGGATGAAGTTACTAATCCTTCTGCTCTGCACCATTTCTATGGTAGCTATCTTGGCGGTGCTGCTACATTCGTAGAGAGAGTTGCTGGCTTGATAAAGAACGGCAAAAATACGGAAACAAAGGATATTCCTTTCGTTCGTTCATTGCTCTATACGCCAAACGAGCAGAGCAGCTTGCAGCGAACCAAGAGCAAGTGGTATAACTACAAGGACGAAATGGAGAAGACGATGGCTAACGTGGACCGCCTGAAATCAAAGAATGTTCCTCTGGATAAGAGAATCACCAATATCGGGGAGTATTATCAATTCCAGAACTCCAAGGAAGCAGCCAAGGTAAGAGTGATTGATTTGGCTGAGAAGCAGATGAAGCGATGGAAGAAGATGAGGGATAAGGCTAGCGATACAGAGAGTATCAACTTCGCTAATCAGAATATTGACAGGATCATGATGGAAGCGGTGGATGAGCTGGATAGATTGGAATAAATAAAGAAAGGAGTGGGCGCAAGGCTCACTCCTTTTTTTTGTTTATAATCCTAATGCCTTTGTATGAGACATTTTGTTTTCTCCCTTTATCAGATTTATTGCATCTGATTCATAAAAGCATTCTTGACAAAAGCATTCTGTTTCCGGATAGTACTTGAAAGAACTTACATTTTCTATTGAGTACCCGTTCTTTATTTTAGAACAAGAGCTGTTTGTATGAATAATAAACTGACGGTTAGAGAGATTACGTTCTATATAAACATAATCGCCTAACTTAGTTGGCATAAAATAATATATAACAACTAATACCATCCCAAAGACTAGCAAAGCTAATAAACGTACATATTGCCTTCTTATTTTCGGAGCGAAGTGCATATCATACAGTTCTTTTTTGCAAACAATTGCACTTTTTGTTTTACCTACTGTACATATACGATATAATGACAGGCAGGATAAAATAAACAGAACCGCAAATGTAATAATCAAAATAATTGTTTCCATACGCTATACGATTTATTTTTATGCAAAAGTACGAAAAATTTTAATAGGTTGTATTAGTTTTAGGGTGATTTTTTAATAATTTAGATGTTTGCTAAATAAATGAGCAGGGAGTGACTCAGCATAAAATGCTGAGGAACAGTGGCTTGAAGGGGGTAATTTTTATTTTGAGCATAGTTAGGTAGGGTGATGGGTTCTTCGTAACTTTGCACCAAGTTCAATAGTGGACGAAACGGATAAATGATTTTATTATGAGTGAGTCAAAAACTTACGTATTCGGGGAGAACGGAACCAGCCAGGGCGGCGGTTTCAATAGCATTCTCGCTATGCTCCCAGCACTTATGCAGCGACAGGGTGTAGATCCAAGTTTGTTTGCTCTCTGCAACGGCAAGGGCAATGGTGGCGGATGGGGCAATGATTTGTTTGCCATCCTGCTTCTCTTCATCATCATGGGTAGAGGCAACTTCTTCGGTGGTGCCAACGGTGGCGGCTTCATGCCTAACGGACAGGGCGGCGTTGCTCCTATGATTAACAATGATGCCAACACGGCTGTTATCATGCAGGCGGTTCAGCGCAACGGCTTCGATGTTCAGTCGCTTGCTACTGCTCTCAACACTACTACCGGTAACGTTATCGCTGCCATCAACGGTGTAAGCAAGGAGATTTGTGGTGTCGGCAACCAGATGGGTATGACTGCTAATCAGGTACTGACCGCCATCATGCAGGGTAACAATGCTATCGCTACCCAGTTGGCAGAATGCTGCTGCAAGACCAACAACAACATTACCGCCATGGACGGCAATATCAAGTTGGCGATGTGTCAGCAGACTGGAACCTTGCAGAATGCCATCAATAACGTGGCAGTAGGTCAGGAGCGTGCAGCTTCTTCTCTTGCCTATGCTACCAAGGACCAGTCTTGTGAGTTAAAAAATGCCATCAAGGAAAGCACTCTTACAATCGTCAACGGTCAGAAGCAGCAGGAGATGCGTGAAATGCAGAATAAGATTGATGCCCTGCGTGAGGAGAACAGTACCTTCAAGGCTTCTGCTATGACTTCGCAAATCGTAGGTCAGGCTGTAGCACCTATCAATCAGGTATTGGCTGGTCTGCAGAATGAGGTGGCTGGCATCAAGTGTAAGCTGCCTGAAACTGTGACTACTCCTTACAGTCCATTCACTGCGGTTCCTAACTGCGTGGCTTATCAGGCTGGTTTGTATGGTTTGAATGCTGCCAACGGTGCAGGATTCTGGGGTTAAAGAAAGGAGGCTGCTATGTTATGGTTAAGACCTTTTACTTGGGTGAATCGTAACGGTTCGGCGGCTATCGCTTCTACTGGCGTGAAGGTGAATACTGCCGATGTGGTGTACGCCTTTAAAAACCACGCCTTCGTGAATGCCAGCTACAGAGGTACGATTTTCGTAAACCTGAAACAGGCTATTCCGACTGGAACGACTGGTACGCTGCCTATCCTTTTCGAGACCAACGGCGTAACCCAAGCCGTAACCAAATTTAATGGTGAGGCATTAACGGTTGCAGACGTGCCGGGAACTGGAGTGGTTCAGCTCTGGTTTGAGAGAGACACTAACACCCTTCAGCTGATGACGGGTATTGTTTAACAAACAGAATAGATAATAGGAGATTACATTATGTTTCAAGGTTTAAGAACAAATTCTTTATTCTATGTCCTAGATAAGGGCGAAAACCCGAACTTGCAGATTGGTCAGGTTGTTTCGGTCAGCAACCCTCAGACGAAATACCCTACCTTCAACAATGGCTTCACGCCCCAACCTATGGAAACTGTGGTTGATGTGAAGGTGAAGCTGAACGATGAAGAGGTGGATTTCAAGCATCTACCTGCCAACGGACAGATAGCTAACGACAAGAATCTTGTGGTGAGCGACAACAAGGAAGCCATGAGTGCAGAGGTTGATGCGATGCTGAGACAATCCAAGGCGATACTGGAGAGCGTAGATTACCACAAGAAAGTTGTTGATTCTTGTGAGGGAATGCTATTGCAACTCAACCCCCAGATAGCCAAGGAGAGGGAGCAGACTGAGAAGATCAGCAAGCTTGAAGGCAAGGTTTCTGGCATGGAGGGTAAGCTCGACAAGATGATGGGCTTGCTCCAACAGGCGATAAACAAGTAATCTCCTATCTATTCAATTTTAAAATCTTAGAATTATGATAATGGTTGAGATTACTGAAGACAAGTTTGATGGCTTGTATGAGAACGTGGAGAAAGGCTTGCGTTACTTGGATAAGGCTATGAACTGCTTGGGCGAAATGAAGCGTGAAGGCAGACGTGACCGATACGGCGAGCGCAACCGCATGCCCGATTACAGAGGTCGTGGAGGCAGAAGTGGTATGCGAGAGCATGAAGAGTACGACGACATGCGCCAACGTGAGGACCGTGGACGTGATTACAGAAGTGGTTACGGAGAAGATTACTAATTAAGTGAAGAGTGAAGAACGAAGGGTGAAAAATTCATTTGCTTTTTCCTCTTCACTCTTTTCGTTTCAAACGATTGAGATTATGGGAAGAAAATACAGACAATCATTGAATGCCTACGATTATCAGCCAGAGGAAATGAAGGCTTACCTGAGATACAATGGCTGGCACTTCAATAAGAAGATGTGCGAGTGGGCAATCAAGCAGATGCGGAAGAATGGTAAGCCTATCCGCATGATGAGCAAGGATGATATTGAGGACATTCTGAAGAAGAATAATATCGTGCTGGAGAATAATGTGGGCTATGATGCGGTTTACATCGCACACATGTGTCTGGCTGATTTTTACGGCTCATCCATCACGGAGGAGAAACAGATGGCTCAGTTCATCAAAGACTATATGGATGATGAGGATCAGCAGGACGGATTTATCTTTAACAGATTCTATGCTGATACATCGTTTAATGGTGTTGGTATTCCTTGGGATGAGGTTTTATAATAAGGTATGACTGAGCAGGAGATTTACTTGGAAAGGTATGACTGGACGGTACATGTGATGTATGATGTTCAGTCAAAGGATGCCATGAAGGTTAGAAGGTATCTTCGGGATTTGGGATGCACCGGCATTCCTCTCGAAGATGCCTGTAATCTCGTGCTCGAAGGCGAAGCGAACAAGGGGATAACCTATTCTAATGTTGATACGAGAAAAACCGTGGTTGTGATTGGTTGGACCACTTCGAAGGCTGAGTATATAAACAGCCTCAGCCACGAAATGTTGCATGTTGTTCAGCATATTTCTGAGGTGTTTATGATAAACATGTATGGAGAGCAGGCTTGCTACTTGCTTGGTAGATTGGTGCAGACTTGCTGCATAAGAAAAGGGTGAATCGAAAGACTCACCCTTCTTTTTTATCTATATGGCTTACTCACCATACTTTGGCTCCTCATACACCAAGTTATGCTCATCTACGTAAGCCTTGGCTTCTGAATATGTGTCAAACTCTACTGCGGTGGCATTAACCGATGGGAATACCTCAGCATTGTCACCTTCCTCTGTGAGAGGGAACACCATCTTGGTTCCCTCATGTACTACCTTATACTTCTTTGTTAACTTATTCATATCTTGTTTCCTTTCTTTACTTTTATGTTAAACTTATGATACCTTATGCAGGAGTGATAGAGACAGTGTAGCCTTTACTCTGCAAAGTCTGTACTGCAGCATCTGATGCTGAGGTGCGAGTGCCAGTAATGAAGATGGTTTTATACCATGAAGCATCACTTGCGGAGAATCCGACCTGACACTGTGCTTGGTCTTGAAGCATCTTGTCAACGTTGGTAAGGTTTGCTGTTCCTTGGATGGCAAGAATCTTGGCAGAGGAAGGGCGTTCGCTCCATGTGAATACTGAGCCTTTGTCTCTATCGAATGAAACAAATCGGCAAACAGAAGGAAGAGTCGCAAGGTCTCCAGAAAGCTTACTGTATTTAATCAATATTTCAGTACACTTTGAAAGAGCACTTAACTCGCCGATATTTCCAGTATGTGGGACTTGGGTGTTATACAAAGATAGACTAGTCAAAGCAGTCAGTGTCTTCAATCCACCAATATCACCGCTAACTTGGGTGTTATACAAAGATAGACTAGTCAAAGCAGTCAGTGTCTTCAATCCACCAATATCACCGCTAACTTGGGTGTTTGGCAAATTTAAATTTGTCAAAGCAGTCAGTGTCTTCAATCCACCAATATCACCGCTAACTTGGGTGTTTGGCAAATTTAAATTTGTCAAAGCAGTCAGTGTCTTCAATCCACCAATATCACCGCTAACTTGGGTGTTTGGCAAATTTAAATTTGTCAAAGCAGTCAGTGTCTTCAATCCACCAATATCACCGCTAACTTGGGTGTTTGGCAAATTTAAATTGGTCAGATTCTTACTAAATTTTAAAACTTCAATATCTGACATCTTTTTGTTAGAAATACTATAGCCAAGCGTAAAGACTACTATATTTTTCAGAGAATACTTGTCGAAAATTGACAATCCAAAATCACCGTTGCTAACATAAATAATTGTATCGGTATTTGGCTCGACTGTCTTTTTCTTGCCATAATTTACACTCAGATTTTCATTAGTAAAATAACCATCACCAATAATCTCTATGTCAGACTTCTCATTAAATGTAAATGAAAAGTATTGAGTTTTACTGGTCGGGTTATCCAATTTAGTAACGTTAATTCTCATTTCTCCTAATTTTAGAATATCAGGAGAAGAAACAATCCCATTGAGTTTTGTAATGAAACATTTTTCCATATTTATATATAATTAAAAGTTTTGTCTAAAAATACTATTCTTTCTGTTAACCAATTAGATACTCGTTGTATTGAATTGAAAAATCCTCCACCATACATATAATGCTCATATAATGTTGTTAATGGAGAAACCCCTTGCACCTCTTCTTTAGCACAGAAAGTTAAGTCATAAAGTTTACAAAGCTCTCCAACAGAGTAAGTCTTGTTACTATTATATGCATTTCCATTTCCCCATCCTACCAATTCCCATTTATCAGAAACATTGCTTTTTCTATATGAATTAGTCTCAGGATAAGTCTTGAACTCTTTGCTGAAATTGTCATATCCAACGGTTTCTACCCATTTTGTTAACAAACCAACAATATTGTCTGTTGTAAATATACCAATCTTTCGGAGTTCAGAGTACCTTGTATCTATCTCTTGTCTGTATAGTTCATAAAGATACTTTGTAGGCAATTCATTATCAATGCCTAAAATTCCTGACGATTGGCTGTTTTTAATAACAAATAAACCACTTGGGTGGTTTCCAAATATACTATCTACATCATACAACGTTGGAATTATTGTTTTTCCTGTATAACTTACCCATATAGTATTTCTTCTTATGCCATCAATATTGTATAAAATTTGATTTACTAAGAAGTGGTCTATCATTATATTTGGCACGAAATACTTTTCAAAAGTATCTTTAACCTTGTTACTCTTAATTTCCACAAGTGCTTTGGAAAACCTTGTCAAGTAATCTTTAACCTTCTTACTAAATGTGTCTGTCTCCGACAGTTCCTTTGGGTTGTCTCCATCATACTTGTTCCCATTAACATCTATCAAAGATTTTGGATTTCTTATTTCAAAAGCAGACCAATCTATAGTTCCTTCCCATAAAGAAGAATCATTTATGTTTCCATCCAAGATTATATTCTCAGCTTTCTTTTTGTCACAATTATAGACCTCCTTTGACTTTTTAAGATTCCAAGCATACACACCCATCCAAGTTTCTTCATTGTTCTTAGAGTTTATCCAAGTAATAACGATAGGAAAACCATCAGGATGACACTTTGCACCTGTGAAGAAATCTTTCTTTACATCACCAAAACCATTTGTCACGCTATCATTGGAATAGCTATACTCATAAGGATATTGTTGACCTATAGGTCGAGACTTATAAACTTGCTCCATCATCCAATATCCTACGATGCACTGACCTCTGAAAGCATCAATGTAGTACTTCTTTAAGTGGAAACTGTCTTGTGTCGGGAAATCACCAAACTTAATCTCACTTCCATCATTGATGTCTATAGCCATATTTTTGACATGGTAGTTCATAGATGAAGAACCTTGCGCATTCAAGATAATAGGCTTACGAAAATAGTTACCATCCTTATCATTGTACTCCAGGATAGCTTCTATATCATCAGTCTTAGTAGTAGGCAACTTTGGAGCATAGATTCTTACCTGTGCAGCTATACGTGGAATTGGCAGTTCAATATGCTCATCGTTGCTGAAATCGGAAGGATTATCCATCTTGATACCTGCTGACTTGAAGGCATTGTTTACCTCTGTTGCTGCTTCATCAGATAGCTCTAGATGTCTGATAGACATCTTGTGTTCATGGCGAGTACCCTCAGAATCTCTATAGGCAATCACCTTGCCATCTGCATCAGTTGTTATCTCCATTCTACCCTCAGGGTCTTCGATGTGTTCAAACTCTGTTGGAATGGTCTCTGACTTCACTTTGTGTATATAGTGACTACCATCGGGATTAGTGCAAGACAGCACCTTGCCATCTGCATCAGTCTCAACTGCAAGATATTCCTCGTTATCTTGCAAGGAGAAGACAGCAAGAAGTTCTTTGAGATTGGTGTCTATTGTACCTACCTTCTCCTGCAATGATGTAAGGTCTGCTTGTAGCTGAGAGATGACTTGCTTCAAGGCATTGACTGCATTGATTTCACCAATAATTTCTCCGTCTCTTCTAATACCAAGAACTACCTTATCATCTGCATCAAGCCAAGCAGCAAAGTATTCCTTATTCTGAATGACGTGGTACATTTCATTGAGAGGATAATAAGGCTTACCAGTTGCTCTGTAGAAACCAAACAGAACCTTATCATCTGAATCCACTATGGCTTTGATAAACTCCTCATTTTCGATTACTCTAAAGCACTCTTTTACTTCATCATCAATGAGAGACTTTCCTTCCTCTTTGTCAACCTTGCTTTCCTGCAAAGCAGTAATGCTTGCAGAAAGCTCTTCCTTGGCAGCATTAATAGCTTTAAGAATATCTGTCTTATCCTGCTGGCACTGGTTGATAATTTCCTGCAACTTTGCTCTGATTGGTGCAGGAATACCCTTGCCCCACTCAATGGAACCATCAAGCTGGATTCCAAACAAGAAGTGGTCTTCTGAATCTACTATTGCATTGATGAACTCTGGAGATTCAATCTCTCTGAAAGGAAGGGCAAACTGGGAGACTACCTTATCCTTTGAATCACCAAACTCTTGGGAAATATTCTCCTTGTTGAACTTCTTGTTTGCAAGTTCATCAATGGCTCCCTGTGCAGTGATTGAATCAAGACCACTCTCTGTGTTTTCGTATGTTACTGCTGAGGCTTGGCTTGCACCACCACTTGCGGAAATACCCTTGATGGCTTCCTCCATCTGGGTGCTGCGAGTCTGCAACAATGAAATATCATCATCGTTGGCGGTGATTTGCTGCTGCTTATCATTAATCTGAGACTGAAGGTCTGTGTCCTTCTCTTTCAGTTGCTTGACAGACTTATCTACATCTTGGATCATCTGACTTAAATCCTCAGGGAGACCAGTGGCGGCTTGAATGGTTTTGCGAAGTTCTGGATCGAACTTCTCAATGCCAAGCGTATCGTCTGCTACCTTTTCATTTGTAACTGAGCTATCCTTTATTTTCTCCGTAGTTACAGATCCGTTGGCGAAATGTTTGGTCTCCAAGGATGCCTCACGAACTACTCGCCCATCAACCGACTGGTTGCCAAGTTTCGGGTTTGTAATAGCTCTCTCCTCTACCTTCTCAGTTGTTACAGCACGATCATTGAGCTTCTCGGTGATGATTGCCTTATCCTTAACCTTATCGTAGGTGACTGCCTCCGGTGAAAGTTTGGAGTTATCTACCGACTGGTCGGCGATTTTCTCGCTGGTTACATTCTGGTCGGCGATTTTAGAAGTTTCCACAGCACCTTCAGCTAACTTCTCGGTCGTAATATTCTCATCCGCTATCTTTGAAGTCTTGATTGCTCCATCAGGTAGCTTATCCGTAGAAACTGCACCATCAGCGAGCTTCTCGGTCGTAACATTTCCATCACGAATCTTGTCTTTCGTAATGGCTTGGTCGTTGATGTCGTCTGTTTTCATCATCGGCACCATACCACCTAATTTTGGATCATCTCTAAATGTAGGCATATTTGATTTCTTTTGGTTCTGATGAAGTGAATATCTGAATCTTTACGGTCTCTGGGATAACTCGCATACGAAGATAGAACTTATTTGTGTTCTTGTGGGCACGGATGGGGACTCTAGGCTTCTTTCCGTCACCTTTGTCTTGCCGGATGATGAGTTTGCCCGGGTGTTTGAGCGTAATCATCAAGTAGATGTCACGCTGCAGTGTAATCTCTGGTGATACCCATGCAAGTTCTTCCTCGTTATAATTCGTTGATACATACTCCATTTTGTACAGTTAATAATTAAAAGTTAATAATTAATAGTCTTCCTATCCTACTACTTTGTGCTAACGCCTAGCTGCTGCAAGGCTATCGTGTACATCTGATTTGCCTTGGTATCATCGTAGGCTGAGAGGAGGAGAAAGGCGAGATAGTAGATGAAGGCATTCGAAAGTTTATCGGGGATGGCAACATCGGTTGTATCTGATGTTATGCTCACATTCTTTGGAACGCCAACGAAGGAAATGACGGCTTCTTTTGGTATTGGCTGCAAGAGGATGCTGATAGGATTCTCTCGCATGATTGTTGCCAATGGACGGTCTGCGGTTCCCTTTGCCGTATCATCGAACATCATAAGAGCCTCATCGTCGGTATCTTCTACTGGCGTTACTGCCTTGAACCAGCCTTCGCCACGAACTCGGGAGATATTGATAACCTCGGTATCGCTAGGCATCGTAATTGCTCCGATGCCTCTTGTCTCGTCGAAGCTTTCTACCTTAATGGTTGAAGTGGTTGTTGCATCCACCTTCTTGGAGTCGGATAAGACAGGCGAAGATGCAGCAGTAATGGCGATCCAATGCAGCGCATCGTTTATCTTCGACTTGATGATGTTGTCCATATACAAATCATCCTTCTCGTCGGTGATTTCCGATGTATTGTTGGATTCCTCGTCTATGCACCAACGTACTGCCTTTATGATTTCCTCTATACTCATTTACACCTTATTATATATATTATTCCTTGCCGTAATCTGGGAAAATAAGACCAGCCTTGTCTGCATGTTTCATGGCAGTTTCAAGGGTTCTGCAATCCTTGTCAAAACGGTTGTTTATGTAATTGATAACCTCTTCTGCCGTGCGGATGCCGGTTACCTCTTCCTTTTGGGCTTTCTTCGAAGTCTTCTTTGCAGACTCATCACCTTCCGGCTTTAATGCCGCTTTCTTCTCCTCCTCAAGTTTAGCCTTTTCGCCAGGGTACTCTTCTTCCTCATGATCGAGAACAATGGTGTTGTTGGCAAAAAGCAAGCTTGCCTCTAGAAGTTCCTGACAGTATCGGTTTCGCAACGTAAGTGAAGGATATTTATTAATAATAACATTACCATTTGCGAAAGGATAGCGAACCTGATTGCCCTGCTTACCTGAAAGCAGATAGCTAATGCTATTTTGATTTACTCGTGCCCTATATGTCTTAATCATATTTATTCTTGATAAATGGAGGGCAGGGCAACATGCTCCTGCCCCCGATGGTTTATTGTGATAATTTACTGCGCTGTATCTTGACCTGCGTAGAGAGTCCAAGCGGTACCAGTATAGTACAAAACTGTACCTGCCTCATACTTGACATCATCAGTAGGTGAATTAGCACCCTTTAGGGTGTAGTCTTGCGTGAGCGCAACCTTCATACCTTTTGATGGAACCTTAGGAAGTTCCTTAGCAGAAATGATGACACCGAGTGACTCTGTGGCAATCTTAGCAATCTTGTCAGCAGGTCCAACCAAGATTGAGTTGTAACCACGAAGTGCTACACTATCTGCCTCCTGATGAATCCATCGCTTAGCGTCACGGACCTCACCACCTCCCTTTGACATATCATTTGTCTGCTCCTTCTTGCCAATCTTGACGTATCGGCGAGAAGCCTTAGGGTCAAAGATAACCATGAAGTCTGACATACCCATGAGATCGAGAGTCTGAGTCCAAACAAAGTCAATAGAGCCGAAGGTGTCCTTGAATCGCTTGAAGGTAAGGTCGAACTCATTGTGATTAATGAAGTCGTTCTGATGGCTACCCTCCAGCTTGATGTTCTCCAAACGCTCGATGGCATTCTTACCACAGAAGGCGAAGCAACGGTCATTCTCTGAGAACTCCGTGAACTGGAGCTTGGAAATAGCTATCATATCGCCAAGCGTATAAGTATCACCGATGGAGTACGTGTTGGTGAGCTGATTAATGATACCCTCAGAGGTATAAACATCCTCAATCTGACCGTCACCAGTCTCAGCCTTGAAGCGAGACTTGCATCCAAGCAAATAGGTGCGCTCTGCACGGAGGTTGTACTTAATGATAGCGTCAGTTTTCAAGTCAGCAACAGTAATAGGCTGCTCCTTCTTCACCTTCTCGTAGTCATCTGTAAATACGATGTTCAAGAGTTTCTTCTGAACATATACCTCTTTTTCGCGTGGCTGGAAGTTCTCTGGTGTAATGGTGAGCTGAGACTCAGAAGCAGCAGATGCACCAGCAAGGAATGTTGTGCCTACAGGAATCTCCGGACAAGTCATGTTGTCAAGATTGTCTCTTGTGTCTCCACTAACCTTCGGCTTTCCGTTGATTGCCTGCATGACCGCTTTTTTACCGTTAGCCTCAATCACATAAAGCATCAGTGTGCCCTCTGTTTTGGTCTGTGAGCCGGGTGCATAACCTGAAACGCCAGAAGCAAAGACAGTAGTGCCTTTATAGAATGGGCGAATAGAACCAGAGAAGTTCGTTGAATTAATCTCGATGGTGTCAGCAGTTTCAATTTTCTGAATAGTCTGCCCATCAAGAGTTTCGCCACCGACACGCTGATGTGAGATTGACCAGTTCTTGATATTTACAGTTTTTGCCATACGGCGAACTACGGAAAGAAGCGGTGTCTTGAAAGGATAGAACTTAACAATCTCACTATCCCACTCCTTATCAAGCAGCCCACCCTCACGAAGCTGTGTACTAGAAGCCTGAGAGCCTGTAAGGTCTTGACCATCTTTATTTCCACCAGGGCTAAATCTGTCGTTGGCATTAGGATCTACCGGCTCTTTTGCGGCAACAGTCTCTTTGCCTGCAGGATTAGGACCTTCGTCACCAATCTGAGGTTCAACGAGATCTGCCATAGCCATTGCGCCACTGCCTGTAACTACTGCAAGAATCATCAGAATCATCTTACAGATGAACTGAGTAGAAAAATAATTAATTACTTTCTTCATTTTATACTTATATTTATGGATTAATTACTTCTAATATCATCAAAGAAACTTTCACGTTTCTGTTTTCTGGCGGGCTTATTGCCGGCACCCGAACTAGACAGCGAAGGAGGAATGCCCTCTGTGCTTGAAGAGCGGACCTTATTCTGAATCTTTTCGTTTCGGGCTTGCATAGCCGCCTCGTCGCGCGCCGAACTGATGTCGGAATCGTAGTTGTTGGCATTGTGGAGCATCTTCCAAATATCATCTGAAATATCGCCACTCTCTACCTTGTCGTGAATCTCGTAAATCTGGGACCACATATCCTGTGCATCATCGGGATAGAGCTTCATCAGGCGTTCAAGCGACTTGCTCATGTTGGCAGTAACCTTCTCGGTAGCCTCATTCTGTTCAGCCACGTCCTCGTTGTGCTTGGCGAGAATCTCAGCGAGTTTCTTGCCGCCTTCAGGATCATCAAGCAACGTCTTTACATCAATACCCAAGCGAGCCATCGCATCAAACGGATTGTCGTCAGGATTTTTCTCCATATCCATCGCCAGAGCAGCGAGCCACTTGTGCTTATCGAAAACTTTAGATAATGCCTTACCGCTCTGTTCGTATTGCCCGAGCAAATCAGCATCATCATTCATTGCCGCATAACGAGCTTCCTTGTCTTCGAAGTCGATGTCGGAATGGCGACTGGAGAAACGCTTGGAGAAAGCTGTACGATTAGGGCGCTCGTCTACAGACGTTTCATCTGTAGCAGCCTCAGCAGGTGGAGCCTGTTGAGCGCCACCTTCCTCATTCATCTGTGCTAATTCTTCTTTTGTCATATCTCTATACTGTTTGAAACTTTTCGGCAAAAATGCAAATAATTTGAAGAAGTTTTGCCGTGTTCCAACCTTGCGCTTGGTGGTTGGTTGGAGCACGGCAAAGAAAGCCATGTTTTTGCCTATTTTTGCGCCTATAATTAATAATGTATAAGAAAATGGTAAAGGCAAGAATACTGACACTTAGCAAAGTGATGCCTCAACATAACAAGTATGACTCGATTAAGGCTCGCAAGCGAAGACAAGAACACGGCAAGGACGAGGAGTTACTCAGCCGATGCAGAAATGCTTGGAATAACCTGATCGGTGTGCGAGAAACGAGGGCGAGAACGATGCGCTACTGCATGGGCGACCAATGGAGCGACACCATCAGAGTATACCATCATGGCTACTGGGAAGAAATGACAGAGCGCACCTATATGGAGAAGCGCAACCAGACACCTATGAGCAACAACATCATGGTGAGCATACTGGAATCTATTGCCGGTCTTTATGCCAAGCAGGGTACGGAACCGGTCTGCTTTGCAAGAGACAGCGACTCCCGACAACTGAGCGACATGATGAGTGCCACGATGCAATGCAACTGGCAGACAACGTACATGCAAGATGTGCTAAACCACGCCATTAAGGACTATCTTATGGGCGGCCAGATGTTTGTCAGAGAGAGTTGGGAGGCGAAGGAACTTGAAATGCCTGACTCATGGACAGACGCGATGGAACCCGACCACATGTTTTTTGAATGCGGCAGCGACCCACGACACAACGACGTGAGTCTTATCGGTGTACTGCATGACGTGAGCCGAGAAGACTTGTATCAGAAGTTTGCCAAAAAGGAATATGGGCTTACAGAAGATGATCTGAATGCTATCTTTGATATTTATCCTTCGGACGATAACAGCTACGGCTATGAGTTTAACGAAGAAAAGGCGTTGGAGAATCTCTGTTTCGACCATAGCAACAAGGGAAGACATTACTCCAGAGTGATTGAGGTATGGACCACGGAAACCAAGCCAAGACTGCAATGCTTTGACCCTATTGCAACTACAGGAACCGGTGCTTACTTCCGTATAGACTTGGATGATACTGCGATGATACAGAAGCTACGCAACGACAACATGAAGCGCAAGCAGCAGTATGACGAAATGGGTATAGCGGAAGAAGATAGAGCGTACATCACTAGCGAAGAGATTGCAGATAAGTACTGGTATTATACCTACATGGCGCCAGACGGAACTATCCTATGTCAGGGCGAAACACCATACGATTATAAGAGCCATCCTTTCACTATGAAACTCTATCCGTATATCAACGGAGAGATTCATCCATTCCTTGCCAACATCATAGACCAACAGCGATACATCAACCGACTGATTGTGATGAACGACATGGCCATCAGAAGCAGTTTCAAGGGATTCAAGATGATTCCAACGAATGTGCTTAACGGCAGAACACCAGAGCAGTTTATGGAAGAGGCGGTAGAGTATGACGGATGGATATTCTACAAGCCATCGGTGAAGACACCGAATGCGAAACCGGAGATTATTACATCGAATGCCGTGAACATCGGTACGAATGAACTCTTGCAGATAGAGCTGAACCTGATTAGAGAGGTTACCAACGTGAGCGGTGCTTTGCAGGGCAAGACTCCATCGGCAGGAACTTCGGCAGCCAGATATGCACAGGAAAGTCAGAACGCAACCACGTCTCTGTATACCATCCTTGCCGACATGGACGTGTTTACGGAGAAACTGGCAACCAAGAAGTGCATGACTATACAGCAGTATTACGAAGACGGAAGAAGGGTTTACGACCGGAACTTCAATGCGGTATACAAGTACGACCGCCTTTCGGCAAGAGATATTCACTTCAAGATCAGTATCAAGAATGCAGCAGCTACGGCAGCCTTCAACACGATGCAGAACGATACGCTTGACAAGCTTCTTGAAATGGGTGGTATCAACATCATCCAGTATCTGCAGAACCTCAACGCACCATTTGCAGACAAGTTGCTTGCCAGCGTACAGGAGCAGCAGGCTCAGCTTGAACAGATGTATCAGCAGCAACAGGCAATGGCTCAGCAGCAAGGTGGCGGTCAGGTAGAAAACGGAATTGTGCAGGGTGCAGACCAGAATGCGGTAGCACAGGCACAGAGTGCATTAGGATATAACAGATCAGCATAAGATATGGAAGTACAGATAACGATAGAAATGGAGAAGGTGATGAGTGAGGTGAGCAAACACTTCGCTCTCATCGGAAAACGCCTGAAAGACAAGAACGGCGATACGATGTTTGCCAAGACCACTCTATCTTCGGAAGAGAAAGGTATCATGAAGCAGTATATCAACGCTGCGGCAGAAACATTTGTAGCAGAGCTGGCACCACAAGTAACCTATTACAAGAACGGAGACGCGATGGTGATTAAGTTTGAGAACAGCAGATGGGCAGACGGAGAAAACGGCATTACCGTTCCATTTGAAGGCAACTTCATCGGCTATGTGATAGCCTATGTATCGAATGCAGTGTTGGGAATGACAGAACCAGACCTAGCCAAGAAGTATGCGGAGGACATGGCTAATCATATAGCAGCTGCCATTAAGCTGATTTATCATAAGACTCCACCGGCAAGCAGCAACATGAGTCTTGCAGATATGACAGGAGAAGTAATCATTGACTAAAAAGGAAAAGATATGATCATAAAATTTCAAATCATCAAATCGGTAGTGATTGAAGCGGTAAAGGCAACAACCTACCTGAAAGCAAAGATAGATACTGCGGCAGACAACAATGCTGCAAAAGTAGGATTTAACGAGGCTGCTGGCGACGACCAAGTACACGAAAGAGTGCTGACGCATGACTTCGATACTTCGCTGGAGATTGTGAAGACGATTCTTGCCGAGTATCTTGTGCCGAACGCACAGACCATAGGAGACAACATCATCTATTACGACAACAAGACGGATGATGTAGTAGAGTTTATCATCAACGCTTCACGAAGATGCAACGGAACGCTGACCGATACACTTGCCCGACTGGTGGCAAAGTATGTGGAAGACTACATGACCTTCCAATGGTGGACGAGAACCACGAATCTGAAACAGGCTGAGATTTACCAAGCATCACTCGCCATTGATGAGCAGAGCATCAGAAGATGTTTCGTTTTGAGCGGTCCGGCAGTTCCTACTGTTCCTTACACACAACATCTGACCGCCAAAGTGGACGGAAGCGAAGAGGACGGAGCAGTAACCATACGTGTTGACGATATGGAAGTTACCCTATCCTACTCTATTGACGAAGGAACCATTGATGATATTGAGGCAAGAAGCAGCGACCCTAGCATCTTGGAAGTACACAGAAGTCAGGAGCCACATGCTTTCTGGCTGAAGCCTATCAATACAGGTGTAGCAATCATCACTCTGTTCTCCAGACACAGCGATAAACTGGAAGTGGAAGTAGAAGCAACCGTAGCAAAGGAGGTATAAGATGGAGTTTAATAAATTACACCCAACACATTTTATCCGAGAGAGAGGATGGAAGCCCGAGCCAAATCCTTTCTTGCCGAAGCCACGAAGAGCAGGGCACGGCTATTGGGATAAACACATCTTTATCTATGCCACCCAACTCTGGTATGATATTGATGCAAACACCAACATGGTAGGACGCGCAAGACGGAACATGAAGGATGCGCAAGGCGAAGATATTCCGACAAGCGAGAACGATCAGGAACGTCCACTCTTCTACCGATGGTTTGACAAGTATATTAATAAGGTGGAAGCGAATCTGTCTGCCTATGTAATGAAACCAGAAGGAAGGGTTAGAGATAATGCCCTGAAAGAATGGGATGAGAAGGAGATATGGCTGAAATTTCCCGACTACTGGGATGATACCAAATATGATGCACTCGTCAAGCTGATACACGACTATATCGTGACCGGTGCGCTATACGAATACTTTATGCGCACATTGACGAGCAAGGACCCTCTGACGATAGACCAGATGAACCAACTGGACGAACTGGAGATAGACATCATAGACTGCGCCAACTCTACCAAGCCGGGCAGTATGATTCACACATTGAAACCCTTCGGATAAAAAAACGAGCGTATGGAAGATTTTGAAATGGATGAATTTAAGTCTGTAAGGGAGATACAGAAAGAGAAGAAGGAGAAGGTAAAGAAACTTCTCCCTGCAAGAAAGAGTGCCCAAAAGGAATATATACGTGACTGGTTGGCAAGGAGCCAAGAGCAGTTTGAGGATTGTATGAACCAACTGGCAGAGTATGATCCTAAGACGTACGTCACCATCTACAAAGACCTTACCAAGCACATGATACCAAAGCAGACAGAAGTAAGCGTTACTCACGGAATAGATGCAGACTTCAAACAGCTTATGGCACTCGGTATGACAACCGTAGAAGATGAAGACGAGGCAGACGTACTGAACATAAGCAAAGCACCCGAGATACAGGATGCAGATTTCGAAGAACTAAACGATTTGACGGATGGCTCTAGTAACTGAACAGGAAATAGATAATCTCGTAGCGGAAAATCAGGAGCGATACGATGAGATTTATGGTCCTTACGACCCTATGACGGGCGAAGGATGCTATAACTTTGAACATCGTGTGCAGATAGAGCTATCCGATTTCTTCATTCCCAAGATGTGGGTTCCGAAGAAGACTGCCAAATCTGTTCTGTTCAGAGGTCTGAGAAAGATGGGCAGTCTGAAAGACTATATCAACTACGTGCTGCACCAGAAGGATGATGCCCAGCATTTCCAAATGCTTACCTTTGCCATCTGCAGAGTGAGGTTCATGGAAGACCCCGAGTTTGCCCTATACGTGACCGATAAGATTGAGGATAAGAAGACCGGCAAGATGATTCCTTTCAAGCTGAACTATCCCCAAAGAAAGCTACTGAAGATTATGGAAGACCTGCGGAATGCCCACAAACCGGTGTTCGTGGTTATTCTGAAGGCACGTCAGTGGGGTGGCTCTACCCTATCACAACTTTACATCAAATGGATTCAGGACTGCAGGCGCGATGGTTGGAATGCTATTGTGCTTGCCCAGCAGAAGAATACCGCCAAGAAGATTAAGGCGATGTACCGAAAAGCTTTGGAGCGGCAACCGGGGTGGACCGTGGGGCATCAGGGCGCAAAACTTCAGTTCTCGCCATACGAAAATTCTCCTGACGATTTCCAGGTAACGGATGGTGTGAAGGCAATCAGACGAAGTACACTAACCGTTGCCTCCTTCGAGAACTTCGATTCGGTGCGTGGTAGTAACTTCCACTGCGCCCACTATTCGGAGGTGGCCTATTGGAAGAAGACACCAGAGCATGATCCTGAGGGTGTGATTTCTTCTATATCCGGTGGTATCGACCCATTGGAAGACAACGTGGAGATATTCGAGAGTACCGGTAGAGGTAACTCTGGTTTCTTCTACGACAAGTGCCAGTTGGCAATGGACCCAAAGAATAATGATGCTTATTCGTTCCTCTTTATTCCTTGTTTCTTCATCGAGAAGGATATGACTCCTGTAGAGAACAGAAGAGCATTTGCCAAGTGGCTTTTGCAGAACAGAGACCGAAGCACCTGTCCGAAGGGCTATCGTGAGACCGGCAAGTTCTTCTGGCGAATGTGGCAGAAGGGTGCTTGCTTTGAGGCGATAGAATGGTACAGAAACTACAGAAACAAGTTTACCACCCATGCGGCATGTGCTACCGAGGCTCCTATTGATGAGGAAGATGCGTTCAGAAACTCTGGCAGACTGGTATTCAATCCTTATTCTATAGACGACATGCAGGCTATGTATAAGCAAGACCCTAAGTTTACTGCCGACATCGTAGTGAACATCAGCGTGAAGGATGATAATACCATTCCGAACTCGAAGGTGAAGCTGAGAGACGATGGCGAGGGAGACTTGAAGATTTGGGCTGTGCCAAACTGTCTGCAAGTGGAGAACAGATATTTGGTGAGCGTGGATATTGGTGGTAAGAGTACGACATCGGACTATACCGTTATGACCGTGATAGACCGATTCGGCATGATTCCTACCGTAAAGGGCAAGCCAAAGGTGGTAGCGAGATACAGAGGACATGTAAGACATGATAAGCTGGCATGGATGGCTGCTGCCCTAGCCCATTATTATGATGATGCGCTGCTGGTGATAGAGAGTAATACGGCCGACCGAGAGAAGAATAATAACACGGAGGGTGATCACTTTCTGACTATTCTGCAGGAGATTGCCGACTACTACGATAATCTGTATCAGAGAACGAGCAGTTCGGAGAATGTGGAAGACAACGTACTGGCGAAGTATGGTTTCCAAACCAACAAACTTACGAAGCAGCAGGTGATTGATAACTTGGAAGAGTTTATTGATGATAACCTGTATGAGGAGCCAGACAAGGAAATGTATCATGAGTTGCGCATCTATGAGCGACATGATGATGGCAGCTTGGGTAATATCGTGGGTAACGGAAACCATGATGATGTGGTAATGAGTACCGGCATCGGTCTATTTGTGAGTCTTACGGACATGGAGAAGCCTAGCTGGAAGAAAGCGGAAAGAAGAAGCCGTGGTGGCGATGGTGTTCATACGGCGGCGAAAATTTAAGTCAATGTTAAATGTTGAATTATTATGGAAAGAAACTTAGAAAGACAAACTTTGAGCTTTAGCAAGGGCATGACGAATGTGCCTAGCGACTTGCTTTCAGATGATTCTGAACTGCTGGAGAGTGACGGATTTATCTTTAAGGATGGGGAAATGAAGGCGGTACAGAAGCCCAAATATGTAACAAACGGCAGACCTATATTATATATTCACAAGGGCGCTGATTACAGAACATACGTCATGTTCAACGAAAAAAGCAAATACTATGAAGGTGAAAAGGATGAAATTATCTTTGCTAAAAGTAAAGAGGATGGAACTATCGAGTCTGGACCATGGCAAGCATTTGAAATAGATGTTGAAATCTATGATGTATATAGCGTAGGTAATACGGTGGTTGTTACTACAAGTGGCGGGTTGTACTATTTTGTATACAAATCTAAGACCTACAAGTTTCTGAAAGATTTTCCTGAACTAACCTATCAGTTTACTTTCGAGAAACCGAGTTATTCTGGTTCTTTTCGACCAGACGAGTACGACAGAACACTCATGAATGTAAGCAACTGCGTTGATCATACGGCAAACCAGACGATGTATTATGATGCGAACGGAGCATTTATAAAACAAGGAGGAACAGAACCTAGTGGCACGTTCCAAACAGGTCAATTCCATTATTTTTGGATTAAGCCAGATGGAACTGATGGTGCAAAATATTACAATGAATTCCAGGAAGCCGTACAGGGTCATGTGATGCAGGCGATTAATTGGGTAAAAAGCAAGAATATGTTTGCATTTCCTTTTTTTATCAGGTGTGCATTCAAGCTATATGATGGAAGTTATGCGAAAATAACAGCCCCTATCATCTGCTATCCTACTGTAAACAGAAATTGCCGATTTAGTGGAGCTACATTTGAAAACAAATACTATACCGATTTAAATCAAATGACTGGCACAGGCGATATTTTCTACTTTATTGAATATAGTGAGCTTAAATTTAAATTCGGTTCGATAAGCGAAGATTGGAAAGACATCATCAAGGAGATTGTCGTTTTTGCTACAGAACAGGTTATTCCGTTTGAAATCAGTAAAGGCTGGCGTTTTTTAACTCCTAACGACACCCATAGAAAGCCGTTTGCCAACTATGGATTTTCATCATACAAAGAAGATGTATTTAATTATGACCGCCCTTCGAAAATTATTCCTCATAGCGAGATACAGCCTACGTACAAAACGGACCAAGATATAATAGAAGAGCTGAAAGGTAAGACGCAATTCTATAAATTATTCTCTGTCGGAATCAATACGAAGGGGTTGGGAGAAGCAGGAGACTGGTTTTACTCTGTGAACGGAACACATTACGGGCAGCCTACATTCATTGCAGACGGAGTAGTAAGCAATCTGTCTACACAAAGCCAACTGAAAGTAGACGATTACTATAGCTGGGCAAAGCTTACCTCAAAAAAGATTTACACTTACAATAACCGCCTACACCTTTATGGTGTAGAGCGCTACCCTTTTGCCGGGTTCAAAAAGCTCGTCGGAAGAGAAGGTTTAGCAAGCGATAATAATTATATAATGTATACGCATATTGTATCAAATTTGGTTGATACTTGGACTATGAGCGCAATAGCCATAAGTGACTCTTTCTTGCGTGGCTGGTTTTATTATCCGGATCCTAATGCAAAAGAAATCATATTGTACGGCTCTGGCAAGTATCTGAGTATACCTCTAACAGAACACCCTTTTCTGAACGGAGCTTATTCTTTTACCAACCTTCCTTCAAAAGATGGCGATGCAACTTTTGAAACTATAACGGAAGAAGAACTTCTGGAAAAGACAAAAAACCTGAATATTCCTGAGGTTTTAAACTCACAGATATTTACTTCTGTCGTAAACAATCCATTTGTTTTCGAGGCATCGGGCGATAATACAATAGGTACAGGAAAGATAATAGGAATAGTTGCCAACACGGAAGCAGTGAGTCAGGGACAGTTCGGTCAATATCCTCTGTTAGTGTTTACTGACGAAGGAATATACGCAATGAGCGTAACATCAGAAGGTCTTTATGGAAGCGTTCATACTATTTCAAGAGAAGTATGTAACAATCCGGATAGTATTACGCCAACAGACAGGCTTGTATACTTTACATCTGACAAAGGACTTATGGCTATATCTGGTGGTACCGCAAAATGCGTAAGCACGTCAATGAGCGGAAAGATTCCAAAGAACTTCAAGAAGCTACAGACAGAAAGTTTCTTAGATTTCTTGAAGAATTGCATTATAGCTTATGACTATAGAGATTCGCTGCTGAGAATATACAAAAAGAGTAAAGGGTGGTTTAAGAATGAATCGGGAGAGCAGGACTTTGATGAGAATGAAAAGATATACTATATATATAATATGGTAGACGGTACATTCGGTATGTCTGTAGCAGATGCGCCTATTGACAAAATAGCAAACGACTATCCGGACAACGTTGTGCAGGATATTGCCATGTCTATCTTCACGTTGACAGGAAAACCAGACATCAACGAAGATACGGAAAGCTATAGTGGCTCATTTACTACCAGACCTTTGAAACTGGGCGGCAGCATGACGTTGAAATCGCTGAGAGCGGTGAAGCATCTGTTTGATTCGGACGAAGGTACGATTGGACTGGAGATATACGGAAGCAACGACTGCAAGCACTGGTGCAAGCTACCGAGCGTCGGCGGCAAGCCTTGGAAGTACTTTACTTTCAAGTATACGCTGCAGAACTTCAAGGCTGCTGATTCCTTTGCTGGCAGTATAGTAGAGGTACAAAGCAGACGAGAAGACAAAATGAGATAATTCTTTCATACGCGCTAATTTATGATAACATGATCGAGTAGGAGGTAAACACTAATCATAGGTGTTTTATCTCCTATTTTCATGTTT